TAAAGACTAGCTTATGACTGCACCCTTCGCCATGCCAGACACCAGCTTGCGCCCGTCCGTGCGCTCGCTCGTACGCGCCTGCGCGGGCGCAGCGCTGTTTGCTTGCGGCGGCATTCCCAAGAGAAAAACCGATGAATGGCGCGCTGACGCAGGCGCATGGTACTTGTTGCGTGGCGCAGTACCGCCGGCCTTAACGACCGACGCCGAGGCGCTGGTGCGGACAGTCGTGTCGGATTTGATTTCGACATTGGCACCGCAAAGCGTGGCGGCAAAAATTTTCGCTAGGGGTCTGCAGCTGACGTTCGGCCAGGCCGGGCAGATCAGCGTGCCGACGTTGCTTGGTGATCCGAGCTTGGCGAGCTTCGTGGCCGAGGGCTGGCCGATCCCCGTCGTCCAATCGGCGCTGGTCGAGCCGCTCGTGACACTCGTGCCGACGAAGCTCGCCTGCATCGTCGTGCTGACCACGGAGATGGTGCAGTCATCGAACGTCGAGGCGCTCGTCCTCGACGCCTTGACCAGATCGGCTGCGCTGGCGCTGGACTCAGCGCTCCTCGACGCCAATCCAGCTAGCAGCGCGCGTCCTCCTGGCTTGCGCTACGGCATCGCGGCGATCGCCGCCGATTCATCGCCTGAGCCGCTCTCGGCGTTGGTTAATGATATTGGTGCTTTATATGCCGCCGTTGCGGCGACGGCGGCACGGGCGCCAGTCTATGTGATGTCATCGTCGCGTGCGTTCAGCACGCGTTATCTGCTTCCGCCCGGTTGGGCACCGGCCGATTCGCTCGGCAGTTTTGCCTTGCACGGGACGACGGACATGATTGCGATGGCACCGAATGCGATCGCATCGGCCTACGGAAGCAATGTGGAAATCTCGGCTAGCCGTGAGAGCGCGCTGCAGATGGAGACCGCGCCGACGGATTTAGCCACGGGACCGACTCGGTCGACCTGGCAAACGGATTGCGTTGCGATCCGGCTGAAGCTCCCGGTGGCGTGGGCGCTACGCACGCCAAGGGCTGTAAGTTGGCTTACCGCGACGAATTGGTGACAGGAGGTTGATCATGATGAAGCTCGGCATGCTTATCGTTGGCGTCGCGTTGTTGACCGCGGTGCCGTTCTCGCTGCAATGGTCGCACGAAAAGAACGTGGTGGTGGTGTCGCTTGACCGCGCCGACAGTCGAGTCGGACGGCCGGCAACTGCGACCAGCGTCGCCGGCGTTCATCGAAGAGCTTATCGAAGAGCTTATCGCCGCGGATACTGACATGTGTCCAGGGCATTCGACGATAAGCGAATTCGAAGCGATGGAACGTTGTTATGAGATGGTGAAAGAATTTTCGCCTGCAGTTCAATTACGAATCTGGCAGTGGCTCGGAAGTCGATTGCGGGAAGAGGATTGCGCTTGGTGGGATAGGCTTGGGCCAACTGGGCCGATAGGACCATCATGACTGAATATCTCGTTGTCGACTATGACACCGGCGCGCCGCCCAATCAGGTGGAGAGCGACCTGAACACGTACGGCCTCGACGGCTGGGAAGTCCGAACAGTTGACCTGACCAAGAGCAATAAGCGTCGCGTCATCTTCACGAAGAGCAGCATGGCATACGCACCCGAAGCGCCGGCCGATGGCGTAACGTACGGCCGCAAGGACCTGAACTGGAATCCGGTCTTGCCGCTCACCGGTGGCGCGATGACGGGTGCGATCACACTGCCCGGTGATCCAGTCAATCCTACTGACGCTGCCGACAAGAATTACATCGATGCGCAAATTTCCAGCCTTGGTGCCATTTATCTGAACTGGGTGCCTTATATCGGACCGCCGCAATCATTCGCCGCGCAGGATATGACGCGTGATGGCGATTGGACGATGGTTAGTAAGGTTGCTACCAGCGACCGTCCAGCGCCGCAGCCCAGTGGCGCAGAGATGGACTTGCTGCAGAACTGGAATCCAGCGCAGCAAAATATCCGCGCCAGCTTCTCGGTAGCCAATGAATTCACCACCAACACGGCTGGGTGGATCGATCAGTACGGCGTCGACATCAACGCGCAAAACGTTGGCGCTCCGCACGCGATTGCGCTGATGATCAACGGCGTTACGCGGGACACCTTCTCGGCGACGCCGACCGCAGCCGGTATGAAGTGGATCAATATCACGCCGCTGCTGGTGCCGTCCGGAACGGTGATCCGTGTCACCGTGAACGTGACGCAATTGGCTAACAACTTGATGTTTTACGATCAGCAAGTGGGCTTGTTCGCGACGCCGCCGACTTACTGCTCGCTGGCGCAGGGGTCGTTCAATGGTGGTCCGTTTAACTCAAACGCCTACGACTGCCATTGCATGTTCATCCCTGGCGCATACAGCGCAGACTGGGATGTGGTGGCCTTTGGCGGAACGGCAGCGGCTGGCGGCGGTGCTGTCACGACGATCGGCACTACGCCGGTCACAGTTGCGGGGTTGCCAGCTGGCGAAGCTGGCATGCGCGCTTTCGTCACCGATGCTATGACCGCAGTGTTCAACGACATCGTCGCCGGCGGCGGAACGAACGGTGTGCCCGTATTTAGTGATGGTGTAGCCTGGAGAGTTGGATAATGGCCGCCCCCTCCGGAGAGAGGGCGGCCCCCTGCCATGCCTTGCCCTACCCGGCCAGACCCGACCATGCCGAGCCAGACCTTGCCCTGCCGCAAGACTAAAAGTTTCACATGACTGCAAAGCCGGAAGCAAAAGAATTGGAAGGAAAATGGACGGGTTTCGGTGATTTGCCGCAACTCGATTCAATCATTGCGTATGAATCCACCGATGATGGCTGGCGTGCTTTAACCGCGAATGGCGAGCTTTTCGAAATCCATGGTCAGGACGGCCGTAGGGCCGAGGTGCCCGATGACAACAATATCCTAGTCGTGCGCGCGGGCAAAGCGATCGGTCGCCGCGCTATCGAGCAGCGTGGCTTCAAGATCGACGATTACATCACGCATTTCGATCAGGCGGCGGCGCTATTTCGCAGCGGCAAGACGCAAGAAGCATTGGCTGAAAGCGACGCGGTCATAGCGCTGGCACCGACGCTGCGCGCGCGGTTCAATCGTGCGTTCGTTCTGCTGACGCTGGGTCAATGGACCGAGGGCTTGGCTGAATACGAGATATGCGAGCGTGACTCGCCGTTCCTGCGGCCGAAGACACGCGAAGCATTGCAAGCTGGCATCAAGCCGTGGCGCGGCGAAGACCTAACCGGTAAACGATTATTGCTTCTCCATGATCATGGCTTGGGCGATACGATCCAGATGCTGCGTTATGTGCCGGCACTGCAGGTCATGGGCGCCGATGTAGTGATGATGGTGCCGCCAGAGCTAATGCGGTTGGCCATGCAGGTAGGGACGGTGATAGCCAACACGATGCGGGTCATCGAAGCGGATTATGTCTGCTCGTTCCTGCATCTGCTGCATTGGCTGCGGGTAATGCCGGGGATGGTGGTTGGCAGTTCATATCTCAAAGTCGATCCGATGCTGCGACACAAGTGGGTCGAGCGGCTCGGTGGCAGCAAGCAGCTGCGCATCGGTCTCGCGTGGTCAGTCGGTGTGATTTATCAGGATGATTATCCGCGCGCGATTCCATTCGATGAGCTTTTCGATAGCCTCGATGTCGAGACCGAGCTTTACAGCCTGCAGACGCAATCGCCGCCGGCGTTTTGGGAACAGGGCATCTATAGTTTCAAGTTCGAAGACTTCGCCGACTGTGCTGCGCTCATGACATGCATGGACAAAATCATCAGCGTCGATACCGCAGCATTGCATCTCGCGGGCGCGATCGGCCATCCGCAGGTCTACGGACTGCTCTCGCATTGGCATAGCTGGAGATGGTTGGCAAATTGGTACTCAAACGTCAAACTATGCCGACAGACGACGCCGGGCGATTGGAACAGCGCATTGGAGCAGATCAAGTGACATCACGGCAGTTGCTTGACTTGCTGGATAACGTACTCACGCGCACTCCGCGCGATAAGCTTATCCGCGATTGGTGCAAGGCAAGAGACAGCGGCGATATCGATGCATGGGAAGAAATTGAATTAGAGCTTGAGGAATTTGAAGAACGCGAGGATGCATCATGAGCGACCTAGAGGATCGAAGTGGTCAGCCTAAGCGGCTGACGGTTCGTGACTTGATCTCAGCGGCGCAGTCGGGCGATGCGAACACGCGCAAGCAGGCGTTCGCGGCGTATCTAGCTTGGAAGAAAGCAGCGCCGCAGATTCCTGATGCCAATCGACTCTCACAAATGGAATGCGACCTCTTGAACAAACTTTTTGTCGCAAAAGGGTTCAATGTCCCTGGCTACAAGCCGCCAGCGCCGCCTCGGCCTCGCCCGGCATACTGACTTCATCCCGATCCGACCGCGTGACTGCTGGACGCAATGGCTCGACGAAATTATCTGGCCAGGGCGAGCGGCGCGCACGGAAAGCTTGCTGCAGCGGTGGGATGAAGACAAGCATCCGCGTGAGCCCGCGGGTAGCTCAGAAGGCGGGCAGTTCACGTCGGATGGTGGTGGTGAAGAAAGGGAAACGCATTCGTCTGTTCAGGCTGCGGTAGATGCTGCGCCGAAAGATGGCAATCTGGCAATCTCTAATGTGAAAGGCACGCTTGATCAGGTGCGAGCACAGGCTAACCAAGCTGTTATCGATACCGGAAACCAGAAAGGAAAAGAATACGAAGTTGGTGCGGTGATCCACGTTGGTGATGAGTTGAAACATGGAACGGTAAAAGTTGGGATCGTTCACGGTACGAGCGAACAAATTCAGGAAGGTGAGCACGCTGGCAAAATTCGGCATCATATCAAGTTTACTCACCTGGCTCCGGTCTTAAAACAATTTGGCGCTCATGAGTTAACGCATAATCATCCCAGTCTCTCTGTTGCGTCGATGGGCGACATTGACGCGATGAATCGAACTCCAACAATGGTCTCCTTGCGTGCACATCATAGGGAAGATAGTTCATCGGTAATATCAATTCCGGGGCGAAGCGCTGATAATTTTCAACAATGGCGCGCGGAATTTAAGGGTCGGGAAGATTTGGGGAGCAATCCCGTACACTTTAAACAGTTTCTTCACGATGCTGGGGTAGGGATAATGAAGGCGCTGGGGGAGCGATTGTCGCTGGACGATAGAAAAAAGCTAGGAAATTTTGTTTCGGAAATATCCGAAAGATATAAGGATGATCCTGACGCTGGTAAGAATTTTTTGTCAGGATATATTTTCCTTTCGGCTCTAGTGAAGGCAGGGATTGTTGAACACAACCATAAGATACCTAAAGAGCTAAAGCCAATTCTGAATAAATATAACGGATTGCTTTCGAAAGTTTTAAGAATTGGCAATAGCGTTATCGCTGATGCGCGTCGCGAAGATGTTAATCTGACCAAACACGAGTGGAAGCCTGAGGAAGACAAGAAGGATTTTGATGAGAACGAATATTCACACTTTGACTGGGGCGACATGGAATGGATGTTTCGTTGGGACGAGTCGCAACACCCGCGCGAGCCGGGAGGTAGTCCAGAGGGCGGCCAGTTCAGTTCAGGCGGCGGTGGTGCAGGTGCCGAAGGTGGGTTCGAGTTCGTCTCGCCGAACGTCTCCAACATTGGACTCGCGGTCGCGCACAATGCGCTTGGCGGAGAACGACAGAGCGCGCTGAAGCAGGCCTCGGGCGAGGTCGATCGGACGCTCGGTATCACGAGCGAAGATCACGACATCATCGGCGCATGGAAGGATGGTGCCGAAAACTCGCTGATGTCGGTCTCGAAGGGAACGAGTTGGGATAAGCTCCGCGTTAGCGGAGCGATGAAGGGATGGCTCGGAGATCAGAAGCAGGTCCTGCTGTTTCGCGATGAGAAGGATGGGCCGGCTACGCTCTACAAGTTCGAATCTCCGGATGACGTTCAGAAAACTCATGAAAGAATGCTGGCCAATGGGCTTGCATTCCATACGCTGGTCCCGCACAAGGGTGGCACAACGGTTTTAGTCGCGGATTTGGATGGATCGCTGCATCATGACACAATCGCAAAAGCCGCTGGCAAATCCCCCGTCGAATATCGGCAGGGAAAAGGCGAGTTCATCGGCACTCAGCAAGAAACCGGTGACGACCGAGCGCAGCGTGATGACGCGCGAAAAGCCTACGAAAAAATTATCAGACAATCCCCAGTTCAAGGAAGTAACGCAGCCTGGAACCGGATTCATAATCGGTGGGGTGAAACGCTAACCAAGCCGCATCCGCTCACAGCGGATAGCATCATGATCGAGGCCCCAGCGGTCAAGCGTAATTCGCTCAAAATCAAGGACGTCGCCAAACAACTCAATGCCAGAGCAGGACACATCCTGCAGCAGCAGTTCGGCAAACCGTCCATCGAGGAATCCAGTCCGCAGACCGATGACTATTTGGCTAGCTCTATCGCGGACGGCCTCAAGGCCGCGTTGACCAACGGCCACGCTTCACCGACATGGTACAGCGACAAGATGAAAGCGGCGATGAACATCGCCGAGAGCATGCATCCCGAGATCGCGAAGAATCCCGACAAGCGATTCGGCTATATCGCAGCAATGGCGATTACCAGCCAGGGCGAGACGGTCGATAGCAATGTTCGTCTTGCAGAGGAGGCTTACAAACAGTTCAATGAAACTGGAAAATTTCCAACCAATCTGGAAGTGAAGAATTCCGGCATCAATGGCAACATGGAGAAGATGAACAAGCTGATCGAACGTTTTGGCGTCAAAGGCACGCATGAGTTCTTCGATAAGGAAATGACGGTGCGTGAACTCAAAGACATGACTGGTTACAAGGTCGGCCGCAGTTCGATGGATGATGTCGTCAACGGCTCGGCAGTGCTCGGCCCCAAGATCGGACTCGGGTTCTATCAAAACCTCAATGGCAATTTCAAACCGTTGACGGCCGACATCTGGTTCATGCGCGCATGGGGGCGCATGACTAACACCGGCATTGGCCAGCCCGATATGAAACCGATTGCCGATCGTTTGCGCAATGCACTGAAAGAAGAGGGTCGCCCCGCGCCGGCTGATCTGGATAAGCTCGACAAGATTGCGACTGAAGTATTCGACCAGCACGAGCGTGATTTTGCCAAGCATGGCGACGAATACAAATCCGGCAAGCGCAGCAAGAGCGAATTGGTCTATGCGTCGGAGCGATTTGTCGATAGCTACGGCGGCAAGATGGTGGAAGCGCCGCGCGGGGCAGAGCATCGGCAATTCATCACCAGTGTATTCAACAAGGCGCTAGACAAGCTCAAGGCACAGGGCATCAATCTTTCGCCTGCAGCAGCGCAGGCGACGTGGTGGAATCCCGAGAAGGTGCTATACCAGCACCTCGGCGGTCGCACCAAAGACGTCTTCACCGATTACGAAAAGTCCTTGTCGAAATACGAAAAGGAACATGGCCCCGCGTCGCAAGAAAGAAGTGCCGCTTGAGACTGCGTCCTGGCTCGAAGACCCGGATGAGCCAGATCGTATGACCGACGTCGAGATGGACCGTATGGTCGAGGGCATCGCCAAGCGCTTCCCCGAACTGGTCGTCAAGCAAGAGTCACTGGCTGGCAAAGAGCAATGGCCGCGCGCCGGCGAGAGCCGCGAGGACTTTGTCGATCGCTGCATGACCGGCCTGATGGCTGGCGGCATGAGCAAGGACAAGGCGCGTGATGTCTGCTCAGCCAAGTGGAACGATCACAAAAGCTGATCTCAATTTCCTCTGGCCGATCAATTGGCTCGGTCTTCATCGCGAATATTTGCAAGCCGGCGAGATGGAGATCATCGCGGCGCTGCTGCGTGAGATCGAAGCCAAAGCCATCGTTGAAATAGGCTGCCGCGATGGAAGAACTGCTCGCGTGTTACTGCACAACGTGTCGTCTCTGGTCCATTACCTCGGGATCGATGTCCCGATGTCCTATGTGCCCGCCTTGGTTCACCAGCGCGCCGAGATGGTTCGTGATCCGGGGGCACTCGTCATCGATGACACGCGTTTCGAGCTAATGCTTCGCGAGCGCGGCTCGCTCGATCTCAAGCCTGAAGATTTCAATTTCAGATACGACGGAGTTTTTATTGACGGGGATCATTCTTTGAATGCTGTCCTGCATGACAGCGAGCTTGCAGGGACGATTGTACGCAAAGGCGGGATCGTGATTTGGCACGACTACAATCAGAGTCCGCATGTTGATGTGAAGCGTGCGCTTGATCGACTGATCGCTGAAGGTTGGCCGATCCAAGTTGTGGAAGGAACCTGGCTGGCATTTTGCAGAATGTAGGAGGCAGAGATGCCATTACCCAAACCGCGTAAAGGGCAGAGTCAATCAGACTTCATGGCCGCCTGCATGCACGAAGCCTTTGGTTCTGACGCGCCGAAGGATCGTACACAACAGCAAGCGATTGCAATGTGTATGGGGGCTTGGCGCGAAGCGCATCCATCGGCACCTCCGCCACCGAAGAAAGCCGATGACGACAAAGGCAAAGCCAAGAAACCTTACGGCGAGGTCGAGTACGCAGACCCTGGATATCAAGAGGACAAAAAGAAAAGATATCCGATCGACACCGAAGCTCACATCAGGGCCGCCTGGAACTATATTAATAAGCCGAAGAATGCCGCGAAGTATTCGAGCGAAAATCTGGCAAAGGTTAAAGCCAAAATCGTTGCCGCTTGGAAGAAGGTGATCGACAAAGAGGGGCCGCCATCGGCTGCGGATAACAAGAAGCAGCAAATCGAACGCGTCATCAGGCGCTGGCATGACAAGTTCGGCCGTGATCCATCGGTGGCAATACTCGCACGTTTCAGTGCTGACGACATCCCTGAGCCGGATGACGATGAGAGCAAGTCGGATTTTCTTGACCGCTGCCAAGATGAAATCGGCGATGGTGACGATGACGACGATGCCGAAGAAGCTTGCGAGCAGGCTTGGGAAGATGCGCAGGATGGCGATGACGAGGACGAAGAGCGGCGCGCGCCCGAGCTTGTACACAAGGCGCACAGCGGCGAGGTGGATGGCGTCGAGTTTGTGCTCTCGGACGACAGCATAGATCGCATGGGCGATGTAATTGTGAGTGAAGGATGGGACCTAGCTTCGTTCAAGCGCAATCCCGTCTGTCTCTTCAACCACTCTGCGATGCTGCCGATAGGTAAATGGGAAAATCTTCGCGTCGAAAAGGGTGAGTTGCGCGGTCATCTCCAACTTGCGCCCGAGGGTACGTCGCCGCGGATCGATGAAATTCGCAGGTTAGTCGATGCCGGCATTCTTCGTGCCGTCAGCGTTGGCTTCCGTCCGCTCGAAAGCGGTCCGCGACACGAAAACGGAAAAACGCTGGGAATGGTTTTTACGAAATCGGAACTGGTCGAGACATCTCTCGTATCGGTTCCGGCGAATCGCAATGCTCTCGCGGTTGCGAAGTCATTGCGTATTTCTCCTGCAACGCAGGACCTCGTCTTCGGCGGGAAAGCCTACAAAGACGAGACCACCGTGCGGCGCGGGCTAACTGGCGGGCATGCCAAAACTGCTCGAAGCGATGGAGGCGGCGTCATGTCGCTCACCCAACGAATCTCCGACTTGCAGACCTTGATGGTCGACAAGCGGGACGAACTGGAGTCGCACCTGGAAAAACAGGACGACTCGAATATCAGTGATAGTGATCTTGAGAAGACCCAAACGCTCAACGCCGAGATCGCGCAGCTGGAGAAGCAACACGCTGCGCTGGTCGAGGCGGAGAAGCGGTTGGCGAAGACGGCCGATGGCGGCGGCAATAGTGGTAGTCGCAGCCGGGCGCTGGCGACGACGGCGTTCACGCAGCCGAAGAACGACGGCGGTGTGACTGCTCCGCTCATCATTCCGAACGCGCGCAAGAAGGACCTCGATCCGATCGATCTGCTCGTGCGAGCGGGTACGATCAGCTACGTGTCGAAAGTCTGGAATCAGACCACGGAGAATACGCGGCTGAAGATCTATGGCGATGACGAGGGCACAAAGATCGTGTCCGACATCATCTTACGCGCGCCATCGGCACCAGCAATGACGAACGTAGTTTCCTGGGCACAGGAACTCGTACAAGTTGTATATTCTGATCTGCTCAACCTGCTGTTAGCCAAGAGTATCTACACCAGACTTGCAGCGAAGGGGCTTTCGTTGAGCTTCGGCCGTGCGGGCAAGATCAACATTCCTGCTCGCTCGCGTACGCCGACTATAGCTGGGAGCTTTGTGGGTGAGGGGCAGGCCATTCCAGTTCGAATGGGCGCTTTTACAACGCAGACTCTCGTTCCGAAGAAAATGGCCGTCATCAGCGTGTGGTCTCGTGAGATGGACGAGCATAGCATTCCTGCGATTGAAGGCGTGCTACGCGAAGCAGTGCAAGAAGATACCAGCGTCGCGCTCGACAGTGTACTCATTGATACGAATGCGGCGACTGCGATCCGGCCGCCTGGTCTGCTCAATGGCGTAACGGCTACAACTGCGACGGCGGGCGGTGGCCTCGACGCGTTGATCGGTGACATCAAGGCGCTGGTCGGTGCGTTGTCGACGAATACCTATGGCAATGTTCGCAGTCCGGTATGGATCGCAAATCAAGTCGACATGCTGTCGGCTGGGTTGGCCATGGCGGCGAATACCGGTATCTTCCCGTTCCGTGACGAAGTTGCGGCCGGGCGGCTGGCGAATATACCTATTATCGACAGCGCGACGGTTCCGGCTAAAACCCTTATCTTGGTTGACGCTGCGGACTTTGTCGCGGTGGGCGGGGAAGCTCCCCGATTCGAGTTAAGCGATCAAGCGACTCTTCATATGGACGATTCCGCGCCTGCAGAACTTGTTGGCACGGGCAGTCCTGGAGCGGTTGCTTCACCGCAGCGCTCGCTCTGGCAAACCGACTCGATCGCGCTTCGGATGATCATGCCAATGAATTGGTGGCAGCGCCGTCCGGGTACGATTGCCTACACGACCGGAATCACCTGGTAATCTTACGAACTGAGTGTGGGCGATTCACTTCGCCCACGTTGCTTCTCACCACAGGAGGAAAGCCATGTCGACTCCTACGCCTACACAAGCAGAATGCGACGCCGCCGCACTTGGCCAGAATACTCTCACACACGATGACGACGGCAGCGGGCCGGACCCATATGCCGTGAAGACATCAGAGGCGAAGAAGCCAACGGCGACTGGTGCCTACCAGACGCGGCAGGCAACACCAGCGCGTTCGACCACACATAGCGCAAGCTAAATCCTCCCGGAACCTCGGAGTCTCTGTTCGCTCCCGTCAGTGCCCAAACACCGGCCAGAGGCTCCGCTTTTTTTCCTGTTTAGAAGTTATGACGAATGGCAGCACGCGCGCTTTTGGCTCGTGGTTTGCGAACGGTCGCCCGTGCGATTGAAGGACAGTATCGACCAGGACCCTATAATCTTCCGATAACCGGCGGCTGGTTGCCCGATGGGGCGCCGATCAATTGGTGGCAAACGGGCATGATCCCGGTCACTGGTTATCGTAATGCCATGGTCGAAGCATGCGTTTCCGCATATTCGCAAACAACTGCAATGCTCCCCGGCGATCACTGGAGAACGAACACTAAGGGCGGGCGCGAGCGGGTCAAGAACAGTGCGTTGTCACGCATACTGCGCCATCCGAATGCATACCAGAGCATCTCCGATTTCATGCTCAACGCGACACGGCAACTTTATTTGGACGGCAATGCTTATGCACTCGCGCTGCGCAACGATAGGTTCGAGGTTACTGAACTTCATCTGATGGACAGCCGGGTTTCCCGCCCGGAGCTTGCTGTCGACGGTTCGGTTTTTTACCAACTCGCTGGCAACATGGTGATCCAGCAGCAGGTCGGAGACAGTGCTCGGTTGATGGTGCCACAGCGTGACGTGCTGCATATTCGATTGCATGCAGATCGGCGCTGGCCTTATCCGATCTTCGGCGAGTCACCGTTGCTCGCGGCGTTGGGCGACATCGAGACAGGCTCGGCGATCACCGATCAGCAAATCCAATTCTATCGCAATCAGGCGCGACCGAGCGCGGTGCTGTCGACCGACTTGCAACTCGACAAAGATCAAGTGCAGTTTCTACGTGACCGCTGGGACGAGCAGGCGCGCGGGCTTAATCAAGGTAAGACGCCGATCTTGACTGCGGGCTTGAAGGTGCAGCCATGGACGGTGGGCGGGCGCGACGCGCAGATCGCGGAGATGCTGAAGATCAGCGAATCGCACATTGCGCTGGTGTATCGCATTCCATTGCCTTTGCTTGGATTGACAAGCGGATCAGCCGGCGGCACGGAAGCACTCATACAATTATGGCTGGCCTCAGGGCTCGGTTTTTGTCTCAATCATATCGAGGAATCTTTTGGCTTACTCTTTCAGCTTAAAGGTCAGCCCGATGAGTATTGCGAGTTTGATACGTCTGCCCTTTTACGCTCGCTGTTCAAAGATAGGATTGAAGGCTTAACCCGCGCAGTACAAGGCGGTGTTTATAGTCCTAATGAAGCCAGGGCGGAAGAAGGTTTAGAGAAAACACCCTATGGCGACGAGCCGCGTGTTCAGCAACAGGTCGTGCCACTTTCTGCCGCCGCAGGAATCCCGCACGCGCCGGGGCCGCACGCACCGCCGAGCGCGGCTGGACAACCGGCACCAGGTGCTCCGCAGCCAAAGCCGCCGACAGCGGAAACGCCAACAGCGGTAAAGGATCATCGCGATGACATACGACGAGAAGCACAACGGCTCCACGCCGTCGTCAGTCGGATCGGAAGAAACCGATCTGTTAACTGAAGTTACGCGCGAGGTTCTTGGCGAAGTCATTGTACAAGAGCGCGAGAAAGCGCAGCGCGACTGGCAACGCGACCGCGAATTGATAACAGCGCAAGCTGAGGAGGCAATTGCCCGTGCTGAATCCAAAGCGGAAACGGCAATCGCTCGTGCTGATGCTAGAGCAGAAACAGCCATCGCTCGCGCTGATGCCGTAGCGGAGGCGACCGCGCGTGAGGCTGCCGAGATGCGCGCGCAGATGAGCGAGATGCGCTCGGAGATCGAGCGGATGATGTCGATCCGCTTGGCCGAGCTTCGTGATGGAGCGGTCGGGCCGAAAGGAGAAAAGGGCGATCAGGGTCTGATGGGGCCGCAGGGGGAACGCGGTGTCGCTGTCATGGGCGAAACGGGGCCGCCAGGACTGAAGGGCGAGCCTGGAATCGCTGGCCGCGACGGCCGCGACGGCGCTCCGGGGCCAGCAGGGCCGCAGGGCGAACGCGGAAGCGATGGCATCAGCATTAAAGGTCCGATTGGTCCCGAGGGTCCTCCAGGGCGCGACGGTGCTCAAGGCCCTCCTGGAGAGAGCATCGTAGGTCCGCAAGGTGAGCGGGGATTACCAGGTGAAGCGATTGTTGGGCCGCAGGGTGAACCGGGTTTGAAGGGTGATAAGGGCGACGTAGGCGAGCGCGGTTTGCCTGGAGAAGCGATTGTAGGGCCGCAAGGTGAGCAAGGCGTTGCTGGCGTACAGGGTGAACGCGGTGAAGCAGGAGAGAAAGGCGATGTCGGCGAGCGAGGTATCCAAGGCGAAGCCGGGCCGTCCGGCTCGGCCGGTCCAAAGGGCGATCCAGGAGAGCGCGGCGAGCAAGGCCCGCAAGGTGAGGTCGGACCCATTGGTGCCAAAGGCGACGTCGGAGAAAAAGGCAATGCCGGTGATCCCGGTGTGCCAGGAATACGAGGAGAAAAAGGAGAAAGAGGCGAGCGAGGACTGGACGGAGCAATTGGCTCTCAGGGTGTGCCTGGAAGCGTGGGAGAACGCGGAGAAAAAGGGATTGACGGCGCCCGCGGCGAAAGGGGCGAGCGCGGCGAGCAGGGAGCGCGCGGCGAGAAAGGCGATCAGGGCATTCCTGGTGGAGTTGGACCTGCTGGTCAACGAGGTGAACGCGGCGAGCGCGGCGAGCAAGGTTCGCCTGGTAAATTGACGATCTGCAAAGTCTGGCAGAAGGACGAGATCGTCTACGAATCTCAATTGCGCACGCACGAAGGTTCGTTATGGCAGGCGCTGAAAGATACAGCGCAGCTTCCCGGTCACGCTGATTGGATTTGTCTCGCCACGGCTGGCATCGATGGCGCTGGCATCAACCCGTGCGGGCTCTATCAGGAAAATCATGTGTACCGTCGTCTCGACTTGGTCACTGTCAACGGGTCAACCTTCGTTGCTAAGCGCGATGCTCCTGGCATATGCCCCGGCGAGCATTGGCAGCTTACTGCTAGCCAAGGCAAACGTGGTATTGCCGGCGAAAAGGGCGAGCGTGGTCCGATTGGGCCAAAGGGTGAAGCCGGTCAAGCCGCTCCGCGCATTACAGGCTTCCGTCTTGATCCGAAAAATTATCGTGCCGTTGCACGAATGTCTGATGGCTCAGAACTGCCGCTAGAACTGCGCGAACTATTCGAGCAGTTCAATGATGAGACTCGATGAAAGAGGGCCGACTCTTCGGATGAAAAGTCAGCCCTCACCTCGCCATGCCTTGCCTAGCCTCGCCGTGCCTCGCCCTGCCTGGCCAAGCCTGGCCTCGCCAAGACCATGTTAGTCTAGCATTTTCACTTGTTAAAGGAAGCTTCTCGTGGCCGATATGAGTGTCACAAATACTGTTGTCGCGGCGACAATGCACGATTTGGTGACGCTGGCTGAAGCTAAGCAATATCTTGGGATGAATCTGACTGATACGACTGAGGACGCTCAGCTTCAGCTTTTTATCACTACAAATTCTCACATCATTGCTCGTGAGTGCGATCGCATTTTTGCGAAAGAGACGATCGAGGAAACATGGCGCGAGGTTTACGACGGCCGCGTGTTTTTGATGCATTGGCCGGTAGTCAAGACAGATATCACAAGCGTCGTCGCCGCTGGCACTGGTGTAACGATCGATGAATACGAATTAGAGGAATCTTCAGGCAAGCTTTCATACGTGAAGGTGAACGATCCGGCATCAGCGCCATGGCCGCAAAGCGTGATCATCAATTACACCGGCGGCTACAATCTTCCAGACGAAGCGCCGTATCCGCTGAAGCATGCTTGCATCTTGATGGTCCGCGAAGATCAGATACGGCAGCGACAAGCCCAGACCGCAGGCATTCGGCAAATCTCGCATCACGAGGCGCGTGTTTCGTTCTTCGATCCTAATGCGCTCTTGATACGAACTGCTGGCATGGGTTCGCCGGCGATGCAGACGGTCGCGAAGATTCTCTACAAGTACACGCGGAACTGGGTGTGATGCTTCACATCGAAATCGTCAATCTGGCGGAGGTCGAAGAGACGATCGCCAACATGAAGGACGAGATCGACAAGTTTGCGTCGACCGAGATGACGCAGGAATTTATCGATTGGCAGACTGAAGACATGAAGCGGACTTATCCCAACACGACTGATGAAGGCGCGTCGTCGATCTTTACTTTGATCTGGCCGCGCTCGCGCAAAGCGCGACCGTATAAACCGCGTGTGCGGCGAACGATGAAATCGCCGCTGCCACGGTTGGTGCGCGCGCCGGGCGAGCGGCCGATCTTGCGACCTGAATTGTTCGAGCAACTGTGTGAACGAATGCTTGCAGCTATGGCGAAAGCGCTGCAATGGCAATCAACTTCTCAACCCTAGTTTACCAACCCTGTCAGGACACGTTCGGCCGCACGGTGACAGTGACGCCTGTCGCCTCGCAGCCGGGCGGTGCTGCCTATACCCGTCGCGGCATTTTCGGCACGCGGCCAGTCAACATCGAGACTGCTATCGGCATGGCTGTGCTTTCAGATCAGGAAACGGTCTTCTACATCCGCGAAGTCGAATACCCGACGCTGCCGCAGCAAGGTGATCTGCTGTCCATTCCAGTAGACGATGCGGGCAATCCTGCAGAGGACAATTGGATCGTCACCGATTCGTCGCGCAACGGCGGCGGTGAAACGACGCTGACGCTCCAGAAAGTCGTGCCAGCATCATGACTGATCTCGTCTATACCGATACGCACAAGGTCCAAAGTCCTGGCTTCATTGTGCTGAATGCGATCTTTGATCGCTTGTCGACCACCTCGGTATTTTCGAATTACAGCGTTCGGCGCATCGCCAGCGCATTGCCAGTCGAAGGTAAACTGCAGATTCCATTTCTCGGTGTGTTCCGTGCCAATGAAGATTTCAACGGTCAGAGTCCAAGGCAGACGGCCATCAGTTGTGATTATACGTTCGATATCGGAATCCAGATTATCGTTGCGAATAACGACGCGGTTGAAATGCAAGCCGAGCTTGATCGCGCGTCTTGGTTCATCATGAACCAAATTCTTCGCGACAACACGCTGACAAACCGGAAATATACGACGCTAAAAGACGGAACAGCTATTAACGGTTTGAAGCGTATCCGTGTCCCGCCGGATAAGTGGGGACGCTCGGGGACGAGTAATGAAACGCCGGTTGGCATTCGCGTTGTCAACGTATCGTTTGATCTCGGCGAGGTAATTTTCTTCCCGACTGAATTTCCTGATCTCGAACGCATCACGATAACGACATCGTGGCCGCCCGGCTCGGCACCGGAACAGCAGCAGCAAGTTCAGCAGGTCAAGATGGTCTACATGTTCGAGCCGGATTACGTGCCGCCACCGCTGCCCAATATCCCCTAGCAAACGAGGAGAATCGATATGCCGATCGAAGGCGAAAAGAGCCTACGCTTCAAACAGCGCCAGGAGCGCATGAGGCGCATCGCTGAGCAAAACAAGCCCAGGCGTGTGCGCGTGCTGCCGAAGAACGATGTCATTCGTCGCGACATTGTTCACCCTACGAACAAGCTCGCTTTCCCGCCGCAAGGCGGATCGGTCGAATGGCCGCTCGATCAATTCACCATGCGGCGCATCCGCGATGGCGATGTCACGGTCGAAGAAGAAAAGAAAGAAGAAAAACCAGCGCCGGCACCAGAGCCGACACGGCGACCAAGCCGGACATACACGCCGACAAGCTAACAGGCACCCGCGCCTGCATTTCGAAACAGCCTAAGCGGGACACGGCTGCTCGGCCCGTCGTGAGACGCGCCATTCCCCTAGATGGAGTCTCGCATGATCTGGCGCTTGCGGTCATATCGCAGTTTTGCGTTGATACGATCGCAAGCGTGGCAACGTTTCCCTGGTTCTTTTGGATGGCCTCTCACGCAAACGCTGCAAGATCGAATAGCGCGTAAATGGGCTTTGGTTTTTTCAGAATGATGTCTTCCAAAGAAGCCATTGCGTTCGCCGTTCTGATCTTTGCCCAGTCGTGGATTGGTAATTCTCATTGGCTTGCCAAATGCATGGTGTTGCTCGCCGTGAGGCGTATTTGCGATTTGGCGAGCGCGTTGTTCCGCCGTCATTGGACCGGCGGCTTTGGTGCCAGCGCTGATTGTTGCTCTTTCTGCTTCTGTGCGCTGAGTGCCTTTAGGGACTGGATTTACGATGCCGCCACGTTCGATGATTTTGGCGCGAATCTTGTTCTTCTCTTTTTCTGACATATGCGTGCCAAATCGAAAGTTATGTACGCCATGTCGCTTTAATGAATGCGAACCACCGGCGAGAACATTCCAACCGATGAATTTGTGAGGTCGTAAAGCTTCTTCTAGAAACTCACATTCTTCAACTGATCCTTGGAAGAGAATGAGGCTTCGAAACTTTTTCGGCACTCTTCGATAAATGCCAGTCGCGTATTGATGTTGAGAAAATCGTTTTGGTGGTCGTTGAGCAGTGAATCCGATGTAGCCGTCTGTACGCGGATCAACACAAGTCTCGTCGTATAGCCAATAGACACTCGTCGTCTTATCCATGGAAGACCTCCTAGAAGGTTTTTCGTGGCTAGAGCCGGGGCGACGAGGGCAAACGCCGTCTCGGCTCGCTGTAACTCTAGCGTAACTGGTGATTTCACCCAAGAGCCCAGTCTGAAATCTGGCCTCACAACCTATGGAGTAACTACCATGCCTATCTCTTTCGCAAACATTCCATCTAATATTAAGGTCCCTTTATATTGGGTGGAAGTGGATAACGCGAATCAAGCGTAGGTCCCTTTGTCGAGCAATCGACATCGAACATCGGGTGAACTCGGGGAAACTCCAGATCGGACAATCCCGAGCCAAGCTGCCGCAACGGCAGAAGGTGTAACGACTAGAGCGCAAGCTCGTAGGATCAAGCGATCCGAAGCGCCCGACGCCCCAAGTGGGCGGTGATATAGTCTCCTCCACATAGGAATATGTGGCAGTCCGCAAAAGGACGGTAGCGAGAGTAGCGAACTCGCTGCGAAGATTAGGCCCTCAATGGCAGGTTTGCCGACGCTCAATCTGCGAGCGTTGCTGATCGGCACGATGAATGCTGACGGCACTGGCACTCAAGACATCCCGGTTGCCATAGGCACGCAAGCATCAGCCGACGAGAAGTTCGGCGTAGGCTCTGAACTCGCGCAGATGTTCAAAGCCTACTTTAAAAATAATTTTGCCAATGAGGTGTGGGCGGGGCCCGTGGCTCCGTCTACTAACTCGCAAGCAGCAAGTGGCACGATCACGGTGACGACGCCGCCGAGCGAGGCCGGAACGATCAATCTCTACATCGCCGGTCATCATGTGGCGGTCAACGTCGGCATGAGTGATACGGCTGAGCAGGTTGCGCTTGAAATCGCTAACGCGATTAATGCAATCGAACCCGCTTTGCCGGTGACAGCGGCAGCAGGGACCGGAGCGACAACTACGGGAACTGGCACCGGCAATTCGACGGGCACGACCAGTCTGACCGTCTCGTCGTCAACCGGTACCATCGCGATCGGCGCGACCGTGACTGGCACCGGCGTTCCTGCCAACACGACGATTGCGAGTCAGACCTCGGGCACGATCGGCGGCGATGGCGTGTACGTCACCAGTAACCCGACGACGCTGTCGGCGGCAGCGATCACGACCACGCTGACCAGCAATACGAACGTGGTCACGGTGACTTGCACCTTCCTGGGCGTCAACGGCAACGAGATTCGCATCGAGCAGGACTACTACGGAATGCTCGGCGGCGAACGGCCGGTGACGGGGCTGGTGCTGACGTTGCCGGCGACAAACTTCTTGACCGGCGGTGTCGGCACGCCGGACTTTACCAACTTGATCATAGCCATGGGCGAGACGCCGTTTGAGTATCTCTGCGTGCCTTACTGGGATTCCAACACCTTGCTCGCGTTTGAGGAGGAGATGGGATTCGGAGATTCGGGTCGCTGGGGATGGCAGCGTCAGCTGTTCGGCCATGTGTTCCTTGCCAAGCGCGGTCAATACTCGGACCTCGTCACCTGGGGCTTGACCCGCAACAGCGGATTGATCTCGGTGCTGGCGTTCGAGAATCCCACGCCGACGCCGATGTACGAGATGGCGGCGGCTTACACGGCGAAGGCGCAGCGCGCGCTCAGCAACGACCCGGCCAGGCCGCTGCAGACCTTGCAACTCAACGGCACGCTGCCGGCGAAGCTGCACGATCGCTTCAACTTCGTCGAACTCAACTCCCTCGCCTCAAGCGGCCTTGCCATCCAGAAGTGTTGGGAAGGCTCGGGCATGTCGCAAATCGCCCGCGAGCAAACAACCTACCAACTTAATCTTTATGGCCAGGGCGATGACGCGTACGAACTCGTCACGACGCTCGCGACGTTGGCGAAGATTCTCCGCAATCAACGTCACGCGATCACGAGCAAGTATCCCAGACACAAACTTGCGAATGACGGAACACGCTTCGGGCCAGGGCAGGCGATTGTGACCCCGGCTATTATCAAAGCCGAATTAGTCGCACAATACCGGATGGATATGTGGGACGGCCTCGTCGAGGACGTCGCCGACTTCAAGCGCTTCCTCCTGGTGGAAAGGGACCCGGATAACCCTAATAGGTTAAACGTGCTTTATCCGCCTGACTTGATAAATCAGCTGCGAATCTTCGCCGTGCTCGCACAATTTAGACTCCAGTACGATCGTGGGATCGATGTTGCCATTATCGGCTATACGGGACTCGCAGGAATCGCTGGACCTGGTGGTGCCTTAACTGGTACTGGTGGCTAATGGTAGCAAGGGCCGAACGCGCAGCAGCGAAGGCGGCAGGGCTTATTCAATACTTTACGGGTAAGCCCTGCATCAATGGACATATTGGTCCGCGAAACACTGCTGGTGGCTATTGTCTTCAATGCATCAATGAACTGAGACAGTGTAAGCGTGCGAAGAAGAAAGGCTATCGCACACGCGCTGAGATCGCTGCTGATACGAACAAGCCGATGCGTCGCTGCAAGGCGTGTAAGAAGGAATTTCCGGCAACATCGGAATTCTTTGTGACGCTGCGAAAGATTCAGCCAAGCGGCACGGTTACGCTTGGTTTTGCGCGTGAATGTCGAGACTGTCGGAATAAGCGCTTCACTACTTTCTATGCAGATAACCGTGAAGCGATGATTCTGCGAGTTACGGAATATACGCGCGATAATCCGGCACCGAAACGCAATCGGGATGCAATTCGTTACATGCGCCGTAAGAAGCGCAATGGTTGTCCGCCGTGGGCTGATCAGAAGAAGCTCGAAACGATTTACGCGATTGCCGACTATCTGACGAAGAAGACCGGCATCCCGCATGAGGTGGATCACTATTATCCACTCATGCACAAGAAGTGCTGCGGTCTGCATGTGCCGTGGAATCTACGCGTGATTACGCAGGCGGCGAACCAAGCCAAAGGCAATCGCTTGCCTGAGTAAGCCTACCTCTGCCCCGTCGTGACGACGCGGCCCAATCCCAACTGATGGAGAACTACAATGGCAATTAAGTTTGCTGGAATTGCGTTCCTTATGATTGACGCGCAACAGTATCGCTTGCGTGGAAATCTCACGGTTTCGCCCAGTCCCTTGGAACGCACGATGATCGCAGGTCAAGATTTCGTGCACGGGTACCAAGAACTACCGCGAGTCCCGTACATTGAATGTGACCTCAGCGCGATGCCCGATCTCTCGCTTGAGGAACTGCTCGACCAGACCGATGTCACGGTTGTCGCCGAGCTTGCGAACGGTCTCGCCTACTCGCTACACAACGCCACCGTCAAAGGCGCGTTCGAAGAGAACACGCGCGATGGCCAATTGAGGGTGCGTTGGGAGGGCGTTTGGTGTGAAGAGTTGACTTGGTAAGATATGAGCAATAACAAGGCGAGAGTAGCGGTATGGTTGTACGCAGCCTTCTCAAGTCTTACGCGACTTGCGGATGGCATGCATAAGCAATCGGGCTTGCCGGTTTCTCTCTCGTTGCTTGAGTCGTTCGTGCCGCTTGGTGATCGTGTTCTGGTGAGAATCCAGCTTCGCTTGGACTGCCTCATCAGGAGAACGCTTATCTCGCTCAGCGATAGCCTTTCGGTGAGATTCCAACTTTGCTCGCACTCTTTCGTCAGGTGATGGATCGAGTTTTGCGTATGGTCCAAAGTACTCTTCGGCTGCGATGCAGTAAGCGGTGTGAGCGTCTTCTACCGTGAAATAGACACCAAGACTAATGCTCCGTCCGTTGACTTTGATCCGGGCTACGTATCGTTGAATGCCTTTGTGCCAGGTGACTCCTTTTGGAAGAGTCTTTCCTTCGATTAGCTTACGATTTCTAGCTTGTTCTGTATCATTTCCCGGACGAAGATTTGACCAACGGTTATCGCTGGGGTCGCCGTTCTTATGATCTACTTCGGGTTTGTCCCAAGCTTCGGTCTTTCCTGGCCAGTCGCCGGTCATATAGAGAACGGCCAAGCGGCTAGCCTGATAGAGTTTACCGTCGATCTTGATTTCTAGACGCCCGTCTTTCTTAGGCGTGCCTGCAACGCTACCCACGAGGACGCGGCCGTTCGGCTGTATGCGCCAGGTGAAGACGCCGGTGTCAGGATCGTAGTTGAGGATTTCGTCGAGACGAGCTTGCGTTAAGATGTCATCAGCCATTGGCGATGCTCCTACATCGTTGGTGGTTAGGGACTCGCGGGTGAGTGACACCATCCGTGAGTCCCGCTCAGACTATCACAAGGCAATGAGGTGAACCATGCCTGAAGTAAGGAAGATGCGCGAGGGTTTCGTCCAAGGCGACGAGCCCGAGCCTGTTGATGAAGGCGTTAAGAAACTCGAAGCGCCGGCGACGGAAGAAGCCGATGCCGAGGTGGTGCCGTTCGAAGCTCCAGCGGATGAGTGGCCACTGACGATCAAGCTGCTGCACAAGCCGTTGCAGATCAAGAAGGGCGAGGAGATCAAGGAACTGACGTTCCGCGAGCCGACGGCGGGCGATCTCATGCGTGCGGGTGGCAATCCATGTCGGGTGGAGGTTATCGACGTGGGTGGCGGCATGGTGACGTGGCAGCCGATCATCGATGACATGAAGATGATTCGGTTGATGGCGTCGCTGTGTGGCGTGCATGAGCCGGTGTTGCAGAGGATGGACACGCGCGATTATTCGTCGTGTTCCCACAAGCTACGCAAATTTTTTCTCCCCGAACAAGGCATTTGGTAGGGGTGCATTGTTTGAGGATGTCAACGCCGACGAAGTGATTTTGAACTGCTATCGGCTAGCGGATCGTTTCCATCAAAATCCGGAAGTGTTTCTTGACATGGGGCTAAGCCGTGTCAATTGGCACATCCATTTTACCATCAAGTTGATTGAGGCGCAGAACAAGGCGCGCGCGGTGCAGAGTGATGAAGATTGATGCCTGAAAATCAAGACCAAGAACTTAAACTTAGCGTGTCGCTTGACGATCAAGCGTCGGCGGAGCTTTCGCGTTTGGAAGCGCAGCTTCGCAGGCTTGGTTCGGCGAGTGGGCCGGCAGCATCAGGGCTTGGCAGTCTAGGCAAGCAATTAGGCGAGACAGGAGAACACGCAAAGCTATTAGAAGGAAGTTTGACCGGCATGGCGGCGAAGGCTGGCCTTGTCGGCGGGTTCTTTGCGGGGATTGGGACTGAAGTCGCCAAGATGGGCGCGCAGTTCATTTCGGCGACAACCGATCTCAAAGCCTACTCTGACGCGATGGTGAAGCTCGATCAGCAGTCGCGCGCAGCCGCGATGAGCATGGGGCAATTTCGTGCCGACGTTGCTGCGTTTCGCGAATCTGGTGTTGGCGCTGACCAAGCCGGCAAGATGATTCAGGGCTATGCTGATGCCCTGGCCAACTTGCAACAGCAGCACAGCGGCATTCGTCAGCAATTGCTTGCGGGGCAAACGGGTGCCTACCGCGAGCGGATGCAAGAGCTATTGCAGACTATTGCGACGTCTGATCGCGAGACTTCTGTCAATGCTATTCGCCAAGCCGGTTTAGCAATACGCGCGGAATGGGAACAGCGCGGGCAAGCGGAGCGAGGCGCGGCGGCGCAGCGCTCATTCTATGCGCGTCTGGGCATGCCTGGCCTGGAAAACGTGACCACCGAGTTGCGCAGGATTGGTGCTGAAGAACGTCTGATGGTCGAGCGACGTAAGGTCGATGCCCAACGATATCAGGTTGCACTTGAGCAACAAGTTGATGCCCGTCAGCGTTCGCTTGAATCGTTACAATCGATTGCATTTCAAATATTGCCGATTGCGAGCACAGCCGAGAAGATTGCGGAATGGACTAAAGAGATTGCTGATTGGTTTGAGAAATGGGAACGACAGATTCCTCAGAGAATAGAGCGAGCCGAAGCGGCCCCGGCTTCAGGGCGCGCATGGTACGATCCGCGAGCCATATGGGACCCGCGCAACGTCGAGCGTGAACGGCGCGCGCGTCCCGAATTGCATGGTGAGGAATGGATACCGCTACCGCAAGCGCGGCCGGGCACTGCGCCAGGAGCGAGACCTGCGGCAGCAGCGCCATCACCGGAGGCGGAGCTACTGGGACGAACGCCGATAGTCGGCGGCGAGTATACGCGACAGTATTTTATGGGAGGTGAGCAGCAGCAACCTTATCCTGAGTCGCGGCAGTATTTCATGCAGCCTGGACAGCCGGCTCGTCCTGCAGGCACGCCGGGCAGTCAATTTCCGGGTCCGGAATCGATGGGTCGCGCGGCTCCAATCTTTACCGACGAGCAATGGGCCAATTGGATTGTCGGCATGATCCCCAGTGTAGGTCCTTTAGTTGGGGCAATAAAATTGGCGCGGTGGGCTCGCACGGTACCGCAGGAACAGATCACAAGAATGGAGAGGCATCAGCAAGCGCAACACGAGTCCAAACTGAAGCAAGAGGCACTCGGTCAATATGCTGGCATTCCTCCAATTGGACAAGCTCTAGCTGCCAAGCCTGAAGAAGAAGGTGCTGCTCCTGAGAGTGCTGGAGAGCGCGCCGGCGAATTAATCGAACATGGTTTGCATGGTCTAGAATCTGCTGCGGGATTCTCTGGCTTTGATCAGGCTCAGCCGCAACAAAAAGAACACATCGATGCGGTGACTGAACTCACGACTGAGATGAAGCGGCTTAACGATTATCTGACCAGGGGAATAGGCGCGCCACGTGGCGCGCTTGGTTTTCTTGGGACGCAGATGGGCGGGCTCGCGCCGGGGCTAGGTGCGGGCACTGGCACAGCGGGCGCGCTCGGCGGGCCGATGGGTGCGTTACCCGGTTTCCCCACGGGTGGTGGAGGCGGCGGCGGAGGTGGCGGTGGAGGTTTGCCAACAGGTGCTCGACCAACAGGTGCTCCACCGACTGGCGTTCCACCGACCGGTGCTCCACCGACAGGTGCTCCGCCCACGATAGGCACGCCGTTTGGCCCGCAAGCAGGAGCATTGACGCGCGGTGCTGCGGTGCCGCCGACTGCTGCAAAGCCCGGCGCTCCTGTTGAGGTGGGCACATTGAAGGCTCAGGCCAATGGTCGTGTCGATCCCACGCAATTGTATAATTATTTGCGGACCAAGTTCGCCAACTCGTCTCTCAATGGGTTTGTGCCGCCTGATGGTGCGAAATTTGGGATCAGAACAGGGTCTCCTGAAGAGTGGGCGACTCTTGGCGTAGCTGTAGCGAAGCAAGAATCTGAGTTTAAGGCAGGAGAAGTTAATACTCGTGATAAAGGTGGATCAGTAGGTCTCTTTCAGTTTGGGCAAGGCCAAAAAATATTTACAAAAGGTGGTGACCAACGTGATCCGCAACAGTCTGCGGATGCATTTGTCAGATCGTTTGAACATTACATTAAAGGTCCTGGTGGTCAGTGGGGCAAAGGCAATATTCATGCGCTTAGCGAGACTTTTGGTTCGATCAGGCGTCCTTGGGAAACGACTCAACATCTTCCGTTCGCGCGGGACATTGCTGCGAAGGCGGGACCTACTTCAGTCACGGCCGGCTCTCCCACTGAACTCAAGATCGAGAACGCGCGCGTTAGAGCGAACAGCGGCAACCCTGATCTTTCCGGGATGCTTGATCGCAACGTAACCAAGACTCAGTTGGCTGGAGGTGGTGGAGGGCTTCCTGCCGATGTTCCAGTCATTGGGCCGCATGCTCCGCATAACCTCTACCAGAAAGCGGGAATGCAGCCGATTACTGACGAAAGTAAATTGGCGACAGTCGATACTCCATATGGACCCGTGAAAAGTTATCCACCGGCAGCAAAAGATTTTCTTCATTTCACACAAGCTCTCAAAGCCGCTGGTGCTCCGGTTCATGGGTTTGGCAGCTACAACGTCCGCCCGATGCGGAAAAGCAGCGTATGGTCATCGCACTCATGGGCCGGTGCTTACGACATTGACGACGAGCCAAGTCTATCGCCTGCGATGAGGTCGTGGATCAAGACTCATCCGAAGGAGTGGGAGTCGGCTCTTCGTTCGAGCAACATGACTCAGCCATATCCAGGCTGGGATGCGCCTCACATCGAGTGGGCTGGATTAGACAAAAGGGCGGGTTCTGGAGGGCCGACTGAATCTGAAAAGCTCACGATGCTCAAGACCAAGCCAGCCAAGCCCGATATGGCAGTCAAAGAGGCGGCGAAGAAAGCTACTGAAGAAACCAAGGTTGCTGTTGCTGAAAAGAAGCCAGACGCTGAAAGCAAGAGCGCTGCGTCTGCCGAGGCGCAAGCTGCCGTTAAGAAGGCAGCGACGTTCCATCACAACCGACCGCAAGGCGGCGCGCATGGTGAAAGCCATCCGATGAAGCTGCCTCGTGGTCATCCGCTGCCCGGTGGTGGAGCGGCAGCAGAATCCAAAGAACCAGAAATACAACCACTTGTGCCTATACCTAAAGGAGGTTGGGACCCTGCAACATTAAAAAGGGTTGCCGGAAAATGGCATGGTGCTGCTGAAGGTACAGGGAAAGGTTCGGTGTATGGAAGCTATGGCAAGTATGTTGATATCGTTCCAAAGACTGGCAAGTGGCAGGATGAACCCGGCAGCGCCTCGCTAGGCCAAATGTACGGGATGAAATATTTCCCCGAAAAGAGACAGGGTATCGCGCTTCCTAGTGCGAGAACGCTTGGACACATGTTTAGAGTCCATTGGCCAGATGGTAGGACAACTATCGAGCAACATACTGATATCGGTCCAAAGAAAAGTTTGCATAGGCAAGTTGATATTTCTGCGGCTGCGGCTACACGGGCGGGCGTTGATGATCCGAAACAATTTCCAACTGATGCACCATTCACAACTGAGGAAGTACCGGAACTTGCTGAAGAAGGGCGAAGACGCATCAGAGCCGCCATGGCTGAATCCGCGTCTATGACCGACGCGCAGATCGCCGCGCTGCGCACCAAACCGACTCCCGAGGAGGTCGCTGCGTTGCGTGCTGGCACGACTGGCACGGCAGTCGGATTTGGGGGTGGGGGTGCGCCTGCAAGAAGAAGCCGCATGCCACTCGCGCAGCAAGGAGCATTAGCCAGCGCGGCTGACGGAGCCGCGCTCGATCGCCCGCGAAGAATTGATATCAGCAGCAGCGGCAAGCTTTCGGTCGACGTGAAAGCTCCCGAAGGCACAAAGGTCGCTGCTGAGGGTAAAGGCGTATTCAAGAAAACTGAAGTCGCGCGACAACATGTGCCTGCTGAGCGCGCCTCGTTCAAAGAACGTTGGCAAGGCCAGCGAGCTTGATTCCAAATGGCCGATCAAGAGCAAGAACTAAAACTAAAAGTGACGCTTGACGATCAGGCGTCGGCGCAACTTGCACGCTTGCAGTCGTCGCTTGGAAACATTGGTGGAAGCAGCGGGCCTGCAGCGTCGGGTTTGCGCAATCTTGGCAACGAACTAAAGACGGCGGGAGCAGGCGCGAAAGTATTTCAAGGCAGCCTGACTGAGATGGCGGCGACTGGTGGTTTTGTCGCCGGCTTCTTTGGAGCGATCGGTGTCGAAGTTGCAAAACTGGGGGCGCAATTTGTTTCGGCTGTCACCGATCTGGAGGCGTACTCCGATGCCATGGTCAAGCTCGACCAGCATGCGCGTGCAGCCGCGACGAGCATGGGCCAATTCCGCGCCAACGTCGCGGTGTTTCGCGAATCTGGCATCAGTGCGCAACAAGCCACCAGCATGCTTGAGGGATATTCCAATGCCTTAGCAGACTTGCAGCGACAAGACAGCCGTCTTCGACAGCAACTACTCGCTGGCCAGCGCGGTGAGTACCGGGAGCGTATGCAGCAACTACTGCAGACCATTGCGACGTCGGACCAACAGACCGGCATCAACGCGATTCGGCAGGCTGGCCGTTTGATTCGTGAGGAATGGGAGCGACAAGGTCAAAGAGAAAGAGGCGCTGCTGCTGAGCGATCGTTCTTCGCGCGTCTGGGAATGCAGGGCCTCGAAAATGTGAGCGGCGAGGTACGTACTATCAGCGCCCAAGAGCAGGCGATGTACGACGCGCGCAGAGCCGATGCTCAGCGCTATCAGAAAGCTCTAGCAGATCAAGCTGATGCTTGGGATCGCTCGGTCAAGTCAGTGCAGTCAATCGCGTTCCAGATTTTGCCGATTGCGACTGCAACCGAAAAGATAGCGGGATGGGCAAAGGAATATGCGGATCATCTTGAGCGAGCGGAGAGGGCTAACAGGAGACAGAAGGAAGCAGGCGAGGCAGCGGTAAAGCCGGGGATGAACTGGCTCCAGCGCCAGTGGGCGCGATCGAGAGCTATCGCTGCAGAGGAACGAAGACAGCGAGAGACCGGCATAATAGACGTGCCGTTGCCGACTCCGCGGCCAGGACCTCAGACAGCAGCACAAGAAAATATTGGGCCTCGCGTTCAAGACATGCTGCCGCGTGTTGGCGGGCAATACACACGCGGCGGCGAGGAAGCCGGTGTGCGTATAGCTGCGCCAGCGGCAGCGCCTGCGCCAGCAGCAGCGCCAGCAGCAGCGCCAGCAGCGGCGGCAATCGCTGAGCAAGCCATTCATCCAGCAGGAGCAACAGCGCCAACAGCACCAGCGCCACCAACGCATCCCTCCTTACTGGGGCGGATTCGCGAGCGGCTTCATGGATGGTTCTCACACACTGCTCGTCAGTCTTTCGAGGAAGGTGCTGGTCAGGCTGTGCCGTCTGGCGTCGGCGCGATGCGAGCGATCAGCAGCGAGATTCGCGTCAATGAAAATTGGAACAGGATGATCCGCGATCCTGAACTGATCAGGAGGGGTCGGGCTCACATCCTTGATTTACGCAAGCCGGGCGTCACTGGTCCGCCGGTTGGTGGTCAAGTTGGGTTTGGCGGTGAAAGCGCTCAAGGCGCGTTGGCCGCCAACACGGCCGAACTCAAGCGGCTCAACGATATTTTGACTGGGACCGCAGGCGGTGGCGCGGTGGGCTTTACGGGTATGGGTGGCGGCGCTCGCGGTGCTGGCCTTTGGGGTGCGGGGACTGGCGGAGTCGGTGCTGGCGGCGGCATGGGTGGCTTACCAGGATTTGGCGGCGGTGGCGGAGGTGGAGGCGGAGGTGGAGGTGGTGGTGGCGGAGGAGGTGGAGGTGGAGGTGGAGGTTATCCCACAGGTCCGACAGGCGCTCCGCCGACTGGACCGGGCGCTCCGCCAGCTGGTCCACCAACAGCCGTTCCGCCTGGTGCTCCGCCAACAGGTGCTCCACCGACTGGGCCGGGAGCGCCAGCAGCGCCAGCACGACCAGGAGGAGCGGCAGCGGGTGTCGCTGGATTGCCGGGCGGTCCATCTGGACCTGCTGTGGCACCGCCAGCAGCGGCAGCACCATCTGCGGCTGGCATACCTGGATTACCGGGCGGTCCATCTGGTCCAGCGGTAGCTCCACCAGCAGCGCCAGCGGCGTTGACGCCTTGGGGCGGTGCGGCTGGCATACCTGGATTAGCGGGTGGTCCATCTGGGGTTGCGGTAGGACCGCCGGGGGCAGCGCCAGCAGTCAGCGCGGCGGGTATAACTGGACTACCGGGCGGCCCATCCGGCGGACCTGCAGCGGCACGTCCGTCAGCGGGACCAGTGCAAGCTGGCGCGGCGGGTATCGCTGGATTACCGGGCGGGCCTTCTGGACCTGCGGTGCATCGTCCTGCAGCCGCACTGCCTGGGACGGGTCCCGAACAGCGTGCCGGTGGTGGTCCTTTGCCGGGTGGCTCTGGTAGCTCAGCCATTTACCATAAGTTGCTCGCTGCATACCAAAATTCAAGCGTAGTCGGCACCATCCCTTCCGACGGTGCGAGGTATGGGTTCAAAACGGGTTCGGCACAGGAGTGGGCTCGCTTTGGGATGATAATTGCGGCTTCCGAATCGGACTATGACCCAAAATCACGAGGTCCAAAGGGAGAGAAGTCTTATGGGATTTTCCAATACGATCACCCGCAAGTTCCGGGCGGGGATGCAACTAACGTAGATGCATCGGTCAAAGCGTTCGTTCGTGATTCTGAATCTTCGATGAAGACGCATGGCGGTTTTACAGGCAGTGGTCGAGGTGCACACGCGTCAGGATCAATACTTTACCGAAGGTTCTCGACAATCCAAAGCACGCCTCCTGCGTACCGCGCTCAACAAGCTGACGCAGCAATAGCGGCGGCTCAACGTCAAGGAGCGCAACCTCCAAGTGCACTGCCGACAGTGGCACCTCCAGGTGCGCCAATGCCAGCGGCTGCGGCACCGCCGACAGGAGTAGCAGCAGCACCGCCGACCGGAGAGCCACGGCTTCCAGGCGCGGGGGTCGGTGCTGTCGTCATGGCGAAAACTGTGCCAGCAGGAGCGCCGCATGCGGGCGAGCCTGGGCACGGTCAAATGGTGGGGCCGGGACTGCAGGATGTTCTTTCCTATGCCGGTCAGCAATCTGGCGTGCAGGTAGAAGTCTATGCAGGCCGCGAACGAGGTCATCATAGGCATGAACCAGGGACCTATTTGGGTGGCCCGCTCGGGGCGGCCGATGTTGAACTGCGCGATCCGACTGATGGCCATCTCTTGACTGCGACCAATCCGGCCGATCGTGAAAAGATGGCGACTTTCATTACGGCTAGCAGAGCCGCGGGGGCAACCGGGATTGGTCATGCCGGCCCTAGCGAGAAGGGCGGCAACTACATGGGCAGCAGCGGCATCCACGTCGGCACGGGGCCTGAAGCTGTCTGGGGCAAAAAGGGAAAGACCAAATACGTTCCAGACTGGGTATCTAAAGCCTACTACCAAGGAGAAACCCGGCAGGCGCAGGCGCTAGCGCAGCAGGAGCTAGTCAAGATACGTGAGGCGCGCTTGCGACCGCAGCCGATCCCGCAGCAGCCTACTGCTGTTGCTGCTGTAGCGCCTCAGCCTCCCGCCGCACCGCCGCCTACTGCTGTTGCTGCCGCAGCGCCGCCTCTTGGCGCTGGTACCGCAGCGCCCAGTCTCTTTTCTCCTGAATCGCTAGCGACGCAACGTCCGTTGGCAGCGCCAGAAGTGACGACACCTCCACCGGGCAAGATCGCTGGCGGCACGCCGCTCATTTCTCCTGATGGCAAGCCTCCAGCGCCAGCGGCAGCGCAAGTTGCCGCGTTGGACACTGCCAAGATCGATCGCGCTGCAGCACAGCGTGTCGAGGTCAACGGTAGTGGCAAACTCTCGGTCGACGTGAAAGCGCCAGCGAAGGAAGTCGCGAAAGAGGACAAAGGGTTATTCAAGAAGACCGAGCTTTCGCCGCAGAAGTCGATGGAAGCGGCGGCTCCGACGCGTGCAGCGGCGCATGGTGGAGAAGAGTAATTGGCCCGCGTTACTCAAATAAAGGATGTCAGCTTTACGCCATGGCGTGACGCGCTTTTGCCCGCGCACTTCGATGGCAATTTGTTTCACGTGGAAAGCGGATCACGACAGTCCGGTCGGCGAATTGTTACCCATGAATTTCCGAAGAAGGACCTGCCGTACAGCGAAGACATGGGGCGCATAGCAGTCGAGTGGTCGGTGCGCGGCTATACCATCACCTTTCCCGTGAATACGCTTGAGCCGCTTTGGTCGCGGGACTATCGCGCCGCGCGCGATCTGCTGCAGCAACGGCTCGACGAAGGTGGACCAGGTACGTTGCAGCTTCCGACCATGTTGCCGATGACGGTCGTTTGCAAAGGCTATCGGCTGACTGAAGAAGAGCGCTTCGGCGGCTATTGCACCTTCGACATGCAATTCGTCGAGTATGGTGCGCCGCCATTCCGCATGCGGCCGAAGACCGATGAGCAACTTTACGCGGAAAGTGTGGCGGTGCGTGCGCGCGTGTTGGAGAATCTTGGTAGGTATGGATTATTTCAGAAATTAGCCATTCGACCGCCGACGCCAAGGCTTAGGCCGCCGGAAGCCGCTCCGCCGGGAGGAGTTCCGCTACCACCGATCGGTCCAGGTAGACCACCGGGCACTCCGCCGGGAGGAAGCCCTCCCATACCACCGATTGGTCCGGGCGAGCCGCAGCCGCGTCTAAGGTGAGCGATGGAAAAAGCCGATGCAATCGAGGCCGAACCGATCGTCAATGCGACGCTCGATGAGTTGCTGTTATTGGTGCCGATGCGCGGGCGCGAAGGCGCTGATTTGCGTAGTGCGGTCGGAGATTTGAAAGTGAACCTCCGGGTTCTCTTGCGAACTGACACTGTCGGCCCGCCGTTGGTCAACTGTTTTGATCTTGCTATCAGGGCAGGAGTTACCTTGCCGCAGATTTTGCAGGTTCGTGAGGTGGCATGGGACGCATACCCGCAGACGGTCGGAGCGATCATCATCCAAGATTCGTTGGTCGAGTTGTGTCTCGTCGATGCCGGCAAGATCATTACCAAGACGATCTTCGAGAGTCGCGAACAGGTCGAAAAGATCAAGGACCGAATGAGCACAGCTTTTTCGGAGATCGAGGAAGAAGTTGCCGATCATATGGATTCGATGACGTACCAGGACCTTGTCGGATTGCACGCCGCGATGATCGCGCACCTGGTCGAGACGGCGCGGCCATTGCCGCAGATGTTGAATTTTCGGTTTGGCTTTTCGCAGCCGACACTGGTCATGGCCTACAAGCTCTACAGCGATGCTGGTCGCGCCGACGAGCTAAGACAGGAAAATTCTGTCGTTCATCCAGCCTTCGCAAGACCGTATGGAAGAGCGCTGTCGTTATGACCAATGGAGTAACTGCAAATCCTGGCGCTGCTCGTCAGACCGGCACCTCGACCGAGTCTATCTCGGGAGATTATTGGAAGGTGCAAGCACCGCTGATTGTCCGGCCGCGCACGGTGATGCATCGGCAAGTCTTTCCAGCGGCCCCGACTGAAGAAGTCGCGACGCTCGTTGTCAACGGCATGATCTATCAAGACTGGGAGACCGTGTGGGTCCAGTGGGATTTGCAACAGCCATGGGCGCAATTCAAATTCACGGCGACTGAAGATTATCCGCCGACTATTCAGTTTGGGCCGGGTGATAAGTGTCAGGTTTATCTCGGCGGATATCCGGTCATCAGCGGGACTGTTCTGATCCGACAAGTTGCCTATGACAAGAATAATAAAGGCATCACCATCCAAGGCGTGAGCACGAGTTGGTACACCGCGCGCGCGAGTGTTGTCGATGCGACACAAGAATATAAGGGCGACTTCTTAACCATCGCGGCAAAGGTTCTGGCACCGACCTGCTCAGGCTGGCATCCGATGGGCAACATCTCGGGATTGCCGTTCCCGACGCCGGTCCAAGCCAATTCAGGCGAGACCATCTTTCAATTCTTGGAGACGCTCGGGCGCATGCGCAACGTCTTTGTCGTGAGTGATCCTTACGGCGACTTTGTCTTCATTGGTGACCACGTAGGCCAGGTGATCGCCAGCCTGACCGAAGGCGAAAACATTCTCAAGATGCAGTGTCTCATTGAAGATTTGCAGCCTTACTCGGAATACATTATTCGCGGTCAGAGCCCCGCTAATGATGAGCACAACATGGGCGCTGCCGCGCATATGGAAGCATATCGCACAGGCACCGCGAAATGCTATTCGCCAGACTTGGTTGCTGCGGAATTTCCGGCGTGGACGGTTCCTGAATTGCAGCTTCGTGCCAATCATGAATATGATTGGAAACAGCGGATAGTCGAAGCGCACATCACGGTGCAGGGTTGGTTCAACCCGATCACCGGTCAGCGCTGGGACCCTGCTCAAACAGTTTGGGTCTATTCGCCGATGGCCATGTTGAACATGACGATGGTCATCGAAGCAGTGACGTTTACGCAAGACTCGAGCAGTGGGTCGCTGACCGAGTTGAAGTGCGTCGCGCCATGGAACTGGAACGATAACAACTGGCAGATCGGTCCAGGCAATCATCCTCTCATCCAGCCTCCACCAACTCAAGGCGCTATCGCGATTCCAGAAGATAAGCCCGCTCAATCGCCGCCGGTTCAATTGCCGGACTCGGTCGAGCCAAAGCCGTGGCAATCGTCGGCACAGGCGGTGAGCGAGGCGGCGGGCGCAGGCGGCATTAGTTTTCCGGAGTAGAACATGCACATTTCGAATCCAGCGGCAACGAACTTCCGCGGCTACGCTGCCGGCGGTTCTCGCTCGATGATCGGCGAAGTCGATGACTCCTCGCTCATGCAAACGCTGGGCAAAGGCGGCGGCATGAAGGGCGAAAGCTTCTCTCAGGGAGGTGGCGGCGGCGCAGATTGGAAGGGTCCGGAATCGCCGCAGAATTACGGCTTCACCAGCGTGGTCGGCGACGCGATGAAAGGCGCGATGGGATCGATCAAGCAGGGTGCCGAAGGCTTCATGAGCTACATCGGAGGCAACCGTTCTTTCCCGGTCATGGGCATGATGGACGATCGCCGACATCGCCTGAAGAATTTGGCGAAGGACGCAGCCAAGGGCGCGGTCGCTCTATTCGGCCAGAAGGAATGGGGCCAGCAATTTTTGAATACCGAAGACGGGATGTTCATGACCGGTAACATGGAGAAGAAAATACGCCACGCATTGACGCAAAATCAAAATGGCCAAAAGCAACAAGCTGGCGGCTCGGCACCACAAGGTGCAGTGAGAGCAGAAGATGGTCGCTTGGTCATTCGCTCGAAGTCTGGCGTTGAGTTTGAGGTTGAAGAATTCTTTTGGTCAGATGAACAAGGAAGGCGTCTTGAACCGCAACCGCTGGCTGGCGGCGGCGGAGGTGGTGGAGGTGGCGGTGGCGGAGGTGGCGGCGAATCTAACAGTAAGCCGACAGGACAGAAGACACTGCACAAAGAGGACAGCGACACGTTCACCGACATGAGCAAGCAAGAGATTCGCTCACGTCGCGGCAACGGTTACATGAATATCAAGGACGACATCTCGCAAACCTATCATAAGGACCCGACGCACGACACGCGCTGCGACGATTCTCACGTCCACATCGGCTGGGGTGGCGGCAAGATATGGGTCGATGGCGGCTGCTGGTCGACGGTGCCGATCCGGATCAGGAATTGCAACGACAGGGATCAGAGCCAAAGCAGCAAACCTCCTGCCGGTGGAGGCGGCGGCGGTACGCCAAGAGACGTTCCAGAAGCTCCGTTGGTACATCCACCACCCACGTCTGGGCCGCCCGCTTACTTCACCGGTTCACCGCTATCGATCGATGACAATGCGACGCTGGCATTGGCATTCAGCGATCCGCTCGCGGTCTCTACTGTAGTCGCAGATGTGCGTCGGCTTGAGCCTCCGACTATAACGCAACTGGCCGTCTCTCCTCTGATAATCAAATACGTCGATCCGATTTACATCGATACCACTCAAAATAACTCGCTCGCGTTGAAGTTCAAAGACCCGCTCTATCTCGATGTCGATGGCTCTCTGACGTCGACCGGCGGCGGCGTGAGCGGCGTTCCCGAGGCACCAAATGATGGGCTCATGTATGGAAGGCAAAGTTTAAACTGGGCGCGCGCGCTGGCGATTACCAATGATATTCTAGATGGGGGCAACTTTTAGAAATGGCTGACGTCGTAAGAATCAAGCGCCGCGTATCGCCTGGCGCGGTTGGTGCGCCCTCGACCTTGGCGAATGCCGAGCTTGCCTACAATGAAAACGACCAGACTCTCTATGTTGGCGAGGGCACGGGTGGTGCGGGCGGCAGCGCTTCGGTGATCCGCGCCATTGGTGGACCCGGTACATTCGCGCCCTTGAATTCACCTGCGTTTACCGGCACGCCGACAGCGCCGACCGTTACGCCCGGCACGGATAGCACGACGAAGATCGCGACGACGGCCTTCGTGCAGTCTGCCGTCAGCGCTGTCTCATCCGGCGTCACGAACATCACTGTGCAGGACGGCTTGTCCGGTGGTGGCTCTGGCGCAGTCATGATCGGAATTACAGACAGCGGCATTGCGAACAGTAAGCTCGCGCAGATGCCGGCGACCACGATGAAGGGTAACAACAGTGGCGTGGCGGCTTCGGTCATTGATCTTACTGTCTCGCAAATCATGACGATGCTCGCGGCAGCGCCCTTGCTGTCGCCCGCCTTCACTGGAACGCCGACCGCGCCAACTGCCGTGAATGGCGTCAATACGACGCAACTGGCGACGACGCAGTACGTCCTCGCGACGCGTCTCGATCAGTTCCAGCCGCCGAATATCGATGTCGGATGGAACAGTCACCGCATCACCGGCTTGCTCGACCCCGCGAGTGCGCAAGATGCCGCGACGAAGAACTACGTCGATGCCACGGTGCAAGGGCTCGATGCGAAGGAAACGGCGCGGCTAGCAACGGCCACAGCGCTGCCAGCCAATACCTACAATAACGGCGCAGCTGGTGCTGGCGCGACCCTGACAGCAACGGCAAATGGCGCGCTCGTGGTCGACGGCGTTGGCGTCGCTGCAAACGATGTCATTCTGGTCAAGGACGAGGCTGCGGCGGCAAACAACGGTTTGTACGTCGTAACGACTGCGGGCGATGCGGCTACAGCGTATGTCCTTACTCGTCACGTCAACATGGACTTGGCTAATGAATATTCTGGGGCATTCGTTCCGGTCGGTGCAGGCGGCAGTGTCAATGCGAATACGCTGTGGCTGGCGAATCCGAGCACGCCGGTTACGGTCGGCACGACCGCGATCCCATTCACGCAACTCAACAGCGCGACGAGCTACGTGCCCGGCAACGGCATCGGCATTACTGGCAACGTCATCAGCGCGCTTGGCACGCTGGACCGGATCATCGTCGGCACCGGCATTGATATCGATCCAGCCTATGCCGGGCAGGCGTCGATCACCACGCTCGGCACGATCGTTACTGGGACATGGAACGGCGCAGCAATCGGTGTCGCCTATGGCGGGACGGGCGCGATCACTTTCCCTGCGGGCTATTTGAAAGCGAGCGCGGCAACGCCGTTCATGACGGTTGCAACGATCCCCAACACGGACATCACTGGCCTTGGCACGATGGCGACACAGAACGCAGCCGCAGTCGCGATTACAGGCGGCACGATCGACAATGTGGTCATCGATGGTGGCGTCTTTTGAATGACTGATATTCTTCGCATCAAGCGGCGCGCATTGGGCGGCTCGGCTGGCGCTCCTGTCAGCTTGGCGGTTGGCGAACTTGCGTTCAATGAGGTTGATGGTGGACTTTATATTGGCCGCAGTGATGCGAACATTGTTCAGGTGAACGCCCCAGGTGCAGGCGGTATCCGTTATGACATCAGTCAAAGCCTCACAACTCCACAACAAGCCGTCGCGCTGCAAAATATTGGCGCACCGCAACTCAATCTAATCAACGGTAAGCTGGTTGAGAGCAACGCAGCCAATGCCGCCACGTTTGCGATCAAAACGCTCGCCGGGACTGATGCCTCTGCGAGCGATCCGGTTGGAGTCATATTCTCGGATGCGTCAGTGCTGTGGATCACGGCAGCGCTGTCGCTCACGCTCCCATCGGGCTTCACGATGGGAACGATTGACGCTTGGTCGTTCCGGCTCTGGTTTGCGGTTGGCAACAATGCTGGCACGCCGCAACTGGTCGTGCGCAATTGTTGCTCATACACTGCCGCGAATCTTCATGCGACGAGTATCAGCGGCTTTGATCCCAGAGGTTCTGAACTAGCGAATGGCATAGCGGCTCCGGGTGCAGCGCTCACGAGCTATTCAAATATTGCATTTTCAGGCCAGATGCGCGTGATTGGCTTCGCCGACTATGATGGTGGGCTGGCTACGGCAGGGGCGTGGGCAGCTTCGCCGACGCGTATCGTGCTTTCGTCTCCGAGTTCACCGTTGCCAGGGTCCATCGTTCAAAATGTTGCGCAAAGTTGGAATATTACAAGCACCGCTAATACTGGAACGGTATTTGCATGGTCAGATATTCAGTTATATTTTACCCCAATAAGCCCTTGCGACCCGGTTCAACTTACCATTAACACGGATGTGATTAATGCTAATGCGGACGCCGCCGGTTCATATGTGCTGTTGCAGCTAGCGCGAACTCCATGGGCGGGCACTCCGGTCACAAACCTTGGAGGTGTTACTTATGGTCCTTATGCTGCATCCGGTTATCCAGGAGTTGCATCGTATGTCGGCCAAGTCACTGACTATCATCACGCAACAACGGATTATCCATTGATCTACGGCGTTCAGTGGGCGAATAGCGCCGCGGTGACAGGCGGTTCGTATTGCCCTTATGACTATGCTTACGCACAGGCTGTGGAGTTAATGGGGTAATACCATTCCTGATATCCGGCTCGTCCAGAACACACTGTTTCCCCGGACCGGCGTCACGGTCGATTGGCTGTTGCTTGACGACGGCACGCTCGATGACACGCAGGCATTGGCGACATCTGTCATCGTCGCGCTCGGCACCGATCGATTAGCACAGCCGGATGATCTTTTGCCCGATCCCGACTCGACCGATCGCCGCGGCTGGTGGGGCGACCTTGACGCCGAGTTGATCTGGGACGGGTGGCCGATCGGAAGTCGCCTGTGGCTATTGCAGCGGGATAAGATCGAGGGACCAGGCTCACGGCGCGGCCCGACGACAGTGCGTGTCGAGCATTATATCCGCGAAGCGGTCCAGCCGTTCATCGATCGCCGCATTGGTTCGCATATGCAGGTCCAGGCGACACGCATTGGTAAGGAACAGATCAATGCATTGGTTCGCATTTTTCGTGGGCCACAGTTGGAAATCGAACTTAGGTATCAAGTGATCTGGACTGGCATGGTCGTCGAAGGCGGCGGCTACGACATCGGCAAACTGATCAACCCGCTCTGACTTCTTCTCGAAACACAATCGGGTGTAACTATTCCTTGGGCAACTCCCACGCTCAGGACTGTTCGCAGCCTTGTTCGCGACTCCATTCGCGGCAACCTGCCAGGCGCGGATGCGAGTATTCCGAACAGCGTCCTTCGCGTCATGTCGGATGCGATGGGAGCGCTGTGTCACCTCACGCTTCAATTCATTGATTGGTTGGCGCTGCAGTTACTTCCAGACACTGCAGAACATGAGTGGCTAGATAGACACGGAGACATTTGGTTAACCAACTCCGATGGCACCACCGGTCGCAAGCTTGCAACGTTGGCGCAGGGGTCTGTTTCGCTCACTGGTCTTGGCGGCACGGTTGTTCCGATAGCCACACGGATGATGGCCTCAACGGGGGTCGAATATGAGACGGTGCAGCTAACCGTCATTCTAGCTGATGCGCCGATTACTGTAGGCGCACGCGCGCTTGATCCAGGTTTGCTGGGCAATCTTAATCCTGGTGACCCTCTATCACTTTCAACTCCAATTCCAGGTGTGGATAGCGCTGTGACCGTCGTGGAGATGGACGGCGGCACTGATGAGGAAACAGATGACGAGCTTCGCTTTCGTGTGCTCAAGAGAATTCGGCAGCCGCCTCAAGGTGGAGACAAAACGGACTATGAACAGTGGTGCCTCGCGGTGCCGGGCTGTACGAGAGCATGGGCAAGTCCATTAGAAATGGGGATGGGTACAGTCACGGTACGCGTGATGTTCGACGATCTGCGTGCTGCCTCAGGTGGCTTTCCGCTTCAGAGCGATTTGCTCACGGTGCAAAATTATCTCGACACGGTGCGCCCGGTTTGCGTCAAGGATTATTGGGTGCTCTCACCGATCCCGCAGCGCGTTGATGTTCATATCAGCCGACTCGATCCCGACACGACGGCAGTACGTGGCGCGATTGAGGAAAGCGTGCAGCAGATGCTGTTCGACAAAGCGATACCGGGGCAAACGATTTACGCGGCATGGAAGTCTTACGCCATCATGTCGGCACCTGCCGTCATCGCGTTCGACTTGGTGAACAATATCGATGACGTGATGCAATCGCCCGGCCACATGGCGGTGCTTGGCGATATTAATTACACAGTATGACTACACAGCAACATAATTGGGATCATTACGTTCGGCGATCGGGCGCAGACTATGCACAGCAATTCTTAAGATTGCTGCCGACTGGGCAAGCATGGCCGAAAACGCCGGGTTCGATTCTAGAGCGTGTTTGCTATGGGCTCGCCGAGTATTGGGGCTTCGTCGATGCGCGCGCTGGCGATCTGCTAGAGCGCGAGAGCGATCCACGCAAGACGATAGAGCTTCTGCCTGATTGGGAGAAAGCTTGGGGCCTGCCAGACCCATGCTTCCCGTCAGCGACGACGATCGGCGAACGTCAAAAAATGCTTGTCCTGTTCATGACGTGGATGGGAGGGCAAAGTCGAGATTATTTTAAGAGCGTCGCCGAGTTCGTCGGCTACACGATCGAGATCAAAGAATTCGCACCGTTCATGTGCGGGATTTCTCGCGCTGGTGATACACGCACGCCGCCGCCGGATTCGCCGATCACAGATCAGAATTTCCGTTGGTATATCGGAGGACCCGAGCAGCGGTTCTACTGGGAAGTCAGCGTCGGCCAAGTTGGCTTGATTTGGTTTCGTGCATCGGCAGGGCAAGCCGGCGTTGATCATCACTTGGAGTTCGCTGTCCCGACAGAGTTCATCTGTCTGCTCGATCGCTGGAAGCCAGCGCACACTGTCATCGTTCCAGACTTCAGCAAACTTGCCTTTGGCGGGCCGATGCAGGGAACGCCATAATGAAGAAAGCGTATGTCTACGCGATCATTGTTGATGGAGTGATCCGCTACTTCGGCAAAGGTAGCGGCAACCGAAAACTCGCGCATATGCGAATGGTGCGAAGCATCGCCCGTCGTCGCGCCGCTGGCGAAACAGTGCGTACTTCACATTTTTACAATCGATTGACAAAAGCATGGCTCGAAGGAGCAGAGATTGCAGAGATCATTCTCGTCGAAGGCTTGACTAATGAAGAGGCGTACGCGCGGGAGATCGCCGAGATAGCGGCTGCGCCACAAGGACAATTATGGAATACGTGGCCCGGTGGAGAAGGTGGCGGCAAAGGTCATTCGCTATCGCTCGAACATAGACAGAAAATTGCTGAATCAAATCGAAAGACTTGGTCTGATCCTGAAGTTTTGGCCAAACAATCTGAGCAGAAGAAAATACATTGGTTGCGACCGGAGTATCAAGCGCAATTAGTCGGTCGAAAATGGACGCCGGAAATGAAGCAAGAACTTTCTGATACACGAAAAGCGCAATGGGCTGATCCGGAATTCGAAGCGCGAATGCAGGCAAGCAAGCGATCAGCGCCAGAATTCCACGCAAAGCGCAGCGAAGAGCGGCGACGAAGCTGGGAAACTCGGCGTAAATCGAAAACAACATGAGGATGACATGCGTTACGTTCAGCCGTGGGGAATAAGTGATCCCAATGCTAGCTACATAAACGGCGACCCATCCGTCGCGCGTCAAGGTTCGATTCCGCCAGCAGCTGCTTTCGAAAATCCGCAGCGGGAGTTGGTCTCGGTTATTACCAACAGCCAGATCGTGCCCGACGATGGCGATCTGCAGCAGGTGTCGAAGGGCACGCGCTCGCAGCGCATGAACTACTGCGAGGATACCGGATCGGTCGACAATCTATCGGTTGCGCTCGACCCTCCGCTCGCGGGCTACACCTTTGGTCTTCCGCTTCGCGTCAAGGTTCGCAACACGAACACCGGAGCGGCGACAATTGACGCGGGCGCTGGTCGAGTGCCGATCAGGAAGCCAACCGGTGCCGAACTGAATGCCGGTGATGCTCCTGCTTTTGGTCTCATTGAGTTGGTCTATGACGGTACTGTCTTTCAGATGATCAATTTCACTGGGGCTGTGCCCAGTGGTCCTCCTCAAACTTTTCTCTACAACATCCCATACTGCGTTGACGCATCGGTCACGCCGAATAGCGTCATCGCTAATTTCAGTCCGGCCATAACGGCGCTGTCGGCCGGCACGATCTTCATGGTCAAGATTGCCAATACCAGCAATGGAGCTACTGCAACCATCAACGTCAACGCTCTCGGCGACAAGCCGATCTTCGCTCAAGGCTGCAACGTGAATTGGCCGCTCCTCCCCGGTGATATGCAAGCGGGCGATGTTTTGATCTTCACGTACGACGGAACGCAATTTTGGGTCTATGGTAATCCGACTATCACCGAAAATGTCACGCTCAACGTATCAACTCTTGATCAGGCTAGAGACCTCTTCAGCGCGCTTGGTCGCAAGAGGGTTTCACTATCGGGTACCTTAACGATACTCCTGGCGACGGGTGCCTATCAGGGTTTCGATGCCAACGGCGCTATTCTTACGACTTATCATCCTGATTCCGATCGCATCACGCTTGCCGGCACGATGCTGGGTGGTCAGGTCCCGCCGCCTGACGCCAGTGTCTTTCAGCGCAGCGGTTCTTCCGCCGCGGCGCGGGCAAACGATTCTGCGTACAACATCCAGATGCTGCGTGCGAGATACGGGACCGAATTCATGCTTGGCCCAAGTAGAGGCTATGGCATCACGCATGTCGGCCCTGGGACGATCAACGTAAGCAATATCTTGATCACCGGGCCGAACTACGAAGTTACGGGACAGTGTGGCTTCGGTGCTCTTTCAAATATGGCACCTAACGGTTGCAGCGTTTGGGGCATAGGCGACATTGGATTCGGCGCTTACGGCCCGGCGATCATGAATTGCACGAATTGTCACGCAAGTTCGGTCGCCAATCGAGGCTTTGCGGCGACCGGAAATTCTCAGGTATTTCTTTCAGGCGGTAGTTCGCAAGGAAATGTCGCATCGGGCGTCGAGATTTCACACGGTGCCAGGGGCAGTAGTCATGCCATGGATTTGGTGAGCCTATCTCAAGGCTTTCAGGCCAGTTGCAACGGCAGTTATGGAATCAGTGTTCAATCCGGCTTCATGTTGGCGGTCTATGCTACGGTTGTCGCCAACGGATCAATCGACATGTACGCGTTTAATGGAGGGACGGCTGCAGAGTTGTACTGCACTATCGGCACTGTGTCGCCGGCCTGGGGTGCTGAAGGCAACCTGAACTCGATCGCAATATACTACGGCTAATAGGTGAAGGAAGATCAAATGCAGAATGTCCAGGTCTTCATCAAATCGGAAGAACTCGGTGCCGCTAATCCGTCAGTGATTGCTTATTATCCTACAGATCGCGCGGTTCCGAAGAATACGCATGGCGAGGGGATGTCCGTTTATGTTCTGCCAAGTGAAGCAATAAAGCAGCCTTCGTATGGTGGTGGCGGGCCGACGCTGGTCGACAATTGGCAGAACTATCTTCCGGTGTCGTTGACCAGCGAGGCGGCATTACGGATCGAGGGGACGTTTCCGCTTTCGGAGCAAGTTGCCAGTCTTCATCAGACAATCGAGTACATGCAGAAATACGGCGCTGATCCATCGAAGTGGCCGCTTGATGCGAGGCAGCAAGAGGCCGCGCTCGATCCGAAGTGGGACTACGTCGATGCCGTAAACGAAAGCGCAAAAAAATACGCTACGGCGCGCCCGTATGATTTATCTAGCGACAAAGTCTGGCCGACTCCGCCGCCGAAGAAATGAGTTGTCGCGATGACTAACATTCTAGCGATGCCGCTGGTCGATCTTAAGGTCCAAACCAGCAACAACGAGGATTGGATCGATTCGATTGTGTATTATGTCGATACTGGCGTCACTCCGCCAACTGACCAACTTGACATCCGGGGCATCATTTTCGAGATGGAGGTTCGTCGCTCAGCGACCGACCATGAGGTTGTATTATCGGCATCAACCGAGAACGGCACGATCGAAGTTGGGATGCCGCCGGACTTCGGCTTTTTTCTGTTCCAAATTCCGGTTACGCAGATGGTCAATTTGCCCGCTGCTGACACCTATGTCGGCGACATCGTCGGCAGAGACATGTTTTTCACACGCCAGATCATGACGATCGAACTAACCATCATCGAAGGCATAACCAAGCAACCGGTTGTGTTAGATTAAGATGGCAACTAAGAGCACGATTACTCCTGCCCCAACGCCAGCGACGATTGTTGTCGCAGCGCCCTATGGCGCGGAGGGTCCGCTCATCGCGGGCACGAGCCAGACGCCGAATCCGGTTGATACGCTCTCAGCCAAGTCGTTCACGATCAATGAGTACAATCGTAGTTTCTATCTCAACACACGACTGCGCGCGACCGCGGTCGGCTTCAGCGATACTTTCTTTGAAGGGCTGGTGACAGCTTGGGACGGTCAGATTGTTACCATCCTTCCTGATCTCGCACACAATCCGAGCGCCACGATCTATTCGAACTGGAACCTCAACGTCGCTGGTCAACCGGGCATACAGGGGATACAGGGACCGGTTGGAGCGGAAGGACCGTCGGGCGGACCAGTGGGGCCGCAGGGACCTCCTGGAGTGCCAGGCGCGGTTTGGCGCAATGGCACTGGTGCGCCTGCCAACTCGCTCGGTGCGGATGGTGATTATTATTTGCAAGACGACACTGGCGACGTCTGGCTGCGAGCAGTGTCGATCTATTCGATCGTCGCCAACATTCATGGTGCCGCTGGCGCAACTGGTGCCGTGGGTCCGATTGGACCGCAGGGACCGCAAGGCATCATCGAGGAGGCTCCGACCGATGGTGGCTTCTACGCTCGGCAGAATGCCAAATGGGCGTCGCCACCCGGTGGTGGCAACGTCAGCGCAGGTGGCACGCCGACCGCTGGGCAGCTTGCGCAGTGGAGCAGTCCCAACACAATCATCGGCATCACGTCGACCTACGGCAACGTCTCGGCCACTGGCACGCCAACGGTCAATCAATGGGCGCAGTGGACCGACGCGACGCATGTTCAAGGTGTAGCTACGGGCGCAACGCCATGGGTGCAAAAAGCCGGCGACTCGATGTCCGGCGATCTCGTCATCTCAAAAGCTAATCCTCTGCTGGACTTGAGAAAGACTGCGGCGGGGCAAACTTGTCAGATTTTCGGTCGAAACGGCACCAGCTTACGATGGAATCTCAATTTTGCAGACGTTACGGCAGAGAGCGGCGGTAACGCCGGCTCCGATTTCACGCTTAATGCTTATGACGACACCGGAAATTATTTGTCGAGTCCGCTGCAGATCATGCGCAGCAATGGCTTCGCTCAGGTCGTCGGCGATCCCATTTGGCCACTCGGCATAGCCACCAAGCAATATGTTGATTCTGTCAGGCAATATTATGATTCTGCACCGCATTGCGGGCTTCTGACTCTTTTCAGCATCACGCAACTCAAATTTGCGCCGTTCAACGGCAACAAGATTAAGATCAACGGTACGATCTATGATATTCCGCCGACCGGTATCGCCGGTCTGACCATTACTGGCGTCTACCTCGACGGTATTGCAAACCAGGTTCTCGCGGCAAATACGACATATCTGGTTTTTGCTTTTTTAGTCGGATCAACGATAACAGCAGATTTTCGCACTGCAGCTTCTCACGCAACTAGCCCGACAGCAGGCAACGTTGGCACCGAGGTCATGTATTACAGTCCAAATTATTACGATACTGAGACTTTGATTGGCATCGTCCGAACTACTACAAGCCCAATCAATTTCGCTGATAGCCCAACTCAGCGCTTCGTGCGCTCTTGGTTTAATCGAAATAGATTGTATTGTGAAGGGGTGCCGCTAAGTGGTATGGCAACGTCTTATACCGTAGACTATAGTCCACTGGGTAGCACTGTCGAATGGGTTAATTTCTCTGATGACGCAATCGAAATTAAATGTCCAGGATTTGCCGATAATAATAATACGGGTGGTGGCGTGGACTACGTTTGTGCCTGGGTTGATGGCATTGTTCAGGGTCAAGCCATTTATGTCTTTAGTCGTGTTAATCAATGGGCAAGCTTTGCGCCAACTTTTATCGCTAATCTTGCTGAAGGGTATCATTCGGGAGACTTGAGTGCTTTTGTCTCTGCGGGCACTGGGCGTTTCTATGGAACAACATATGTTACTATCGGATGATGCGCGCTGATGCGCGACTGGATCGACAGTCATCCCTATGTCACGTTCTTCCTGCTTATCTGTGTGCTGCTTGCGGCCGGCGTGCTCGGCTATCTAGCGTCGACGTCAGGAGCGCGCGGGCAGGGAGCGGACAGTCCTAATATTCTTCCGCCGAGAGGGACCTTCATTGGCAAGCAGACGCCTTATGATCGGCATCTCATTGAATTGGATAAAGTTGCTTTAGATGCGGCCTACGTGGACCAACTTCAGAGACTCTTCTCAGTGTGGATGAAAGATGACTCGAACCAGCCCGACCGGGCGATCAAGGGTGCGCAACAAGCACGCAGGGCGTTTATTTTAGTTATGGAGCAGATAGAGAAACGCGAACGGGATTTGCCGCCGCCATGATCTCTTCCACCTAAGCTGCAAGTAGATGCGTAAGCTTTTAGACGAAGCCTTGAATGACGCCTTCAAAGTGCAGTTCAATAACTTGTTCAATGTTCTTTGCGCAGCCCCAGATCATGATCCGGCAATTCAACGATTTCATCGCGGTTTAAAAAGGGCCGTTGAGATGCGCCGTCATGCCACGAGGGTTATCGAGCACATGCTTGAGGAAACCAAATGATCATCGCGCTGAGTTCAGGCCATGCTCGTGATTGCCCAGGCGCTTCGGACATCATCGATGAGGTCACGGAGGCGCGACGCGTGGTCGAGCGTACAGCGCAATATCTTCGCACCGCTGGCATCGATGTCCGCGTTTTCCATGACAACGAATCGACATCTCAGGACGAGAATCTAGACGCCATCATTGACTGGACGAATGCCCAAGATGCCGATCTCGCGGTCTCGATTCATTTCAATTCGAACGGGACCACGTCTCAGCCGGTCGGTACTGAATGTTGGTACAAGACGCAACGAGAGTTAGCGGCTGACGTCGCTGCCGAGATTGCTATATCTTCAGGGCTTATCGATCGAGGCGGCAAACAGACCGATTCTTTGGCATTTTTGAATGGGACCGAAGCTCCAGCGATCTTGGTAGAGGTCTGTTTCGTAAATTCACAGGCGGACTGCACAACCTATCGACAGAAATTCGATGACGTTTGTCGCGCTCTCGCCGGTGCGATATCGAGCGAGACAATCCCGCCGAGCGAGCCGGGTGAACGTGCCCCGCGTCCTGAATGGCCGCAATTCCCCGAAGCGCCAGAGGGACCACCATGGGACAGCAGACCTGAAGAAGTTCCGATCGAGGATCGACCGACACTACGGCGCGGCGATGAAGGCCCTCATGTGCTCGACATGCAGCGCATGATCCCGCGGTTCACCGGTGACTTCGACGGCGACTTTGGACCGACGACGGAAGACAATGTTCTGCGCTATCAGGACTCGCGCGGGCTCGATGCTGATGGCATCTGCGGGCCGATTATGTGGGAGGCGCTGTACACGCACAAGCTTCCTGTGCCGCCTCCGCCGGCTCCGCCTGGTGCGCTTACGCCCGAGCAGCAGGTCGTGATCATGCGGCTCGCGAACGATTCTGCGATTGCTGATTACTATTGGCAGGATCGTGGTATTGCGCCAAACGGTTGGATCACTGGCATGGCATTGGCGTTCGGGCAAACTTACAAGAAATGGAAGGTTGGTCATCCGGCTGCACTCGAGATGGCGAAAGCGCGCATGGACACCGACAAGGACGTGCTCAATCTCTATCGCGATGAGTTCGAGCAGCTTGGTATGCCAAATGAAGATGATGGGGCTGATACGTTGCGGCATCTCTTTGCCCTTCTTATCGGGCACGGCATGAGAGAGAGTTCGGGCGCCTACTGCGAAGGTCGAGACATGAGCGCCGACAATGTCGAAAGCGATACGGCTGAAGCTGGCGCCTTCCAGACTTCATACAACGCGCACACCGCGAGCGATCCGGAATTCGACAACCTGATGGATGAATATCTGCACGGTCTATCGCCGGGTTATGAAGATGCTTTCTCGGAGGGCGTATCATGTTCGTCGGACGATTGGGAAAATTACGGCAGTCCAGAAGAGCGTGGCTATCAATTTCAGCGGCTGAGCAAAGACGCACCTGCGATGGCTGCCGAGCACTGCGCACTTACCTCACGAAATCTCGCGAATCATTACGGGCCTTATCTGCGTCACGAGACCGAACTCAAGGAGGACGCAGATAACATGCTTGAGGCTGTGGCGGCTTATCTTGACGAAACCGAGCAAGCATGAGAAACGGCCGCCCATTTTGTGACGACCGTTTCTCCCCTGCCATGCCTTACCGGGCCATGCCGCGCCCCGCCAGACCGGACCTTGCCACGCCCAACCGGGCCATGCCGCGCCCTGGCTAGCGACCTGGCGTTTTAGCGCTCGGTCGCTGCGACATCTTATCATCATTTACGTTTTAGAAAGTGAGCCGCCGCCGAGTGAGCCGAAGGTGGGTTAGCGTCGAGTTCGCAATCACGCCGGCAATGCTTGCAGCAGCGACAGTTCTTTTTTGGCTTGAGCGGACACGAGCGCGGCAGCACCGAATTTCGGAGCTTGCATTGCGGGCAGGATTTCGCGACGGGCGGCATGGAAATGGCAATATCAGACATGCGCAACGACTGAATTATTTAACTTCGCAACTCAATTAAATAATTTCGTAATTCACAGGAGGGATCAAATGACTGAAGAACAAATGAATGCCGCCAAGATCGCCGGCGTTGTTGCCTTGATTGTTATAGCGGTCGCGCTGTTTGGTTGGCTGATGGGCTGGTGGGGCTAACATGGCTCGCATACCGGCTCATCTGATTCGTCGTCTAAAACAAGAGGAGAGATGCATGAGCTATACGCTTCCAAGCGGGATGCAAGTTACTTGCCAAATTTCTTACGTTGATGCCGCGGGCAATCCCGCTGTCGTTGATGGTGATGTGGCGTGGTCATCGAGCGATGAAACTAAGCTCGTCGTCTTTGTCAACTCACAGGATTCGACAAAGGTCGTCCTGCGAACTGTCGGGCCAGTCGGCCTCGTTCAAGTCAAAGCAACGGCTGATGCTGATTTAGGCGCGGGCGTTCGCGAACTTGTCACTACCGCCGATGTCGACATTATCGCCGGTGAGGCAGTTGCCGGCATGATTTCACCAATCGGTCCCGCCGAGCCAATCCCCGCGGCATAAATGAGAGCGAGAGCTTTCGCTCCCGCTCTCCCCTACCTTGCCTCGCCGGGCCGTACCATACCATTCCTTGCCCGACCACACCCCGCCGCGCCCCACCAGACCTCGCCGCGGTTAATCTCTAGTATCATGACCCAATCTTGGCGCCAAATTCTGATCTGGAGTGCGTTATTGGTCGCTGGTATTGCATTGATCATGCTAGCGTTCGGGGGCTGATCATGGCCGATGATCAGGGTTATGCAGCGACGCTTGAGGGTTTCGTTGCGCGCTTTGATGATCTCGCCATCAAATTGCGCGAGGCCGCAAACGCGCAGGACTATGATGAGGTCTCCGATCTGGTCGACGAGCTTCTCGAAGATCTCGAACGAGCGGCCGACTTCATCAAGAAAAAACGCGAGGAGCGGGGATAATTCTGGGGATGTTTTGCGATTTGCTATTTCACAGGAGCGTGGATGCGATAGACTGATTCTGTAGCGTTGAGTCCTGTTCGTTACACTCGTCTAACTGAACCCGGTCGAGCTTGAAGTGGAGGCTCGGCCGGGTTTTTTATTTAATCCTCGGTGGGGAGTAGATCGCCGATTTCATCATCGGGATCGGGTGCGGCTGAAGGATTAAGCTGATCGAGCAGCTTACGTAACGCGCGGGCCGGTGACACTGCTTGACTTAATAATGAGAGCGAGAGCTTTTGGCCCTCGCTCTCCCTTGCCTCGCCGCGCCGCGCCAAGCCTTGCCGTGCCTGGCCTAGCCACGCCCTACCCCGCCTAGCCGCGCCCCGCCACATTAAAAATAAAATCTCATCGCTCTTTCCCCAGCCATCGATAAGCTTGATGCCGCAAACTACGTGGCACAGCACGCGCTTCGACGCGAATATATGAGCTTGTGGCTTTAGAAGGCAATCGATACCAAACGAGTTTACTCGATTTCCAGGTTCGGTGAGCAACGTAGACTTGGCCATTGCGCGGTCGGCTGACGAAGAGACCGTGTAAAGCATGGCGAGAAGTGCGGGGAAGCGCAGCTGGTGGGGCTGTGTGTGCTACGCTCCCCCTGGCCGGCATCACGGGGGGCTGTTGCAATGCCGGGTCCAAATTGTAGTCGTTAGAGAAGTCCATTGGGATCAGTCTTGTTCCGGTTTTTTATCGATTTCTGCCGGCACCTCACCTCTGCCCTGGCAATGTGTGCAGGGATCTCGCCGCGTGATCTGGCCTTTGTCGTCGTGCGTGACGAGCCAGCAAGTGCCGTGGCAGCAGGGACAGCTGACCATGATTCATCGCCGAGCTCCTCCGAAGTGCGACGGCGCCGGTCCAGACGCGTGGCCGGTGACGCTGCCGCGGGAATCGTAGAACGTCGTCGTGCCGCCCGGCGTGGTCGTTGTCGTGCCGAGCGAATTGCCACGGCTGTCGAAGTAACGCACGCTGCCGGCGCCCTGTGGCGCCGCGGTGCCGATCGAATTGCCACGAGAGTCATAGAAGCGGGTCTGTTCTTCGGCGTTTGCACGATGCAGCGATAAGCCTAACAATAAGAGTACGACTGCTGTGATTGTTGTGAGTATCCATGTGTGCAGGCGCAGTTCAAACATCAGAGACATTTCTGTTTTCCTTCTGGATGACGATGGTGATGGTTGGATTTTTGAGCACGACTAGGATGGTGGGCCGTGGAGCGCAGAGTTGTCGTAGCTCCTCGCGCGGCCACAGCCATCGCAGCAGCAGCCAGCCGATCGCCAGCATGATCAGCAGGTGGATCATGAGACCATCAACTTGGTTTTGGGTGGCGGCTTCAGTTGCTTAATTTTGGCCTGCACAGATTCTGCGGCTTTTAGACGATCCTTCGAACAATCGATGTACATATCCATTGCAAGCTCGACTTCGAAGCATTCGTCGTCGGACAAAGTGAGCGTATGTTGCTTGTCGTTCATTACTTAGTTCTCCTCACGGTCTGCATTGTTCGGGATTGCCGCCGCGACGCAGGCATTCTTCTTGCTGCTGCTGAAGCTGCTGCTGGCGCAGTGGGTCGAAGCGGTGCGGCTGCGCGCAACTCAACAGCAATGCGAGCAGTGCTCCGACGATGGGCGACAAATAAAGCCAAAAATCTTCCCAACGGTTCATGGCTTTTGCTCTATCAAAAATCTTGGCAGCAGCGACCGTGCGCAGTCGAGGCATAAATCCCAATCTCTCGGTCGCGATGGATTGCTTGCCTTGGCGCCACGCTCGATATGCGCTTCGAGGATACGCTGGACATTGATTTGGAGACGAATCTCAACGCGATCTTCGTCGGTGATATCGCGATCGCATTTTTCGCAGAAATATTTCATGGTCATTTCAGGAAAGTCCCTATGAACATGCCGAGCCCGAAAATCAGCACGCCGACGAACGTACTGATGATCATTGGAATGCGCGACGACGGAAGTTCGAATGGCGGCGGCACGCGGTCCTTGAGCGCTTGATCAATTCTCTCAAGGTGTTTGTGCAATTCAATATTTTGTGCATCAGTTCGCGCGGCCGGCGCAAAGCGCTCGTCGATCTTATGTTCGAGCGAAGCAAATAGCTCGCGCAGTTCGTTGTCTTTCATGACAGTTCGCTCTCGTCGACCGGGTCGTAAGCATCCGGGAATGGCACGATCGGTTCGAGTCCATTCTTGATGCGCAGCGGATTGACGCGCTGGACGCAGTCAAGGCAGATCGGCTCTCTCGTGCCGGTTTTCGGACTCGTGATGCTCGGTACGCGCATTGGGTTGTAAGAGAAGATGCGATGACAGCCGAAACATTCCGATGTGCAGAGTGCGTAGCCCATTTCAGTGTCCCTTCCCGCGCTTTGGCAGCATGCCGACCAGGCGGCCTGCGCTGTTGGTCCAGCGTTCGATTTCGAGCGGCCCAAGCGTCGGCTTATCGTCTTTGCGAATGATCTTGCGTATTCCTGTCAGTTCGCCTTCCCGCTCGCTCTCGGCCTGGATCAGTACAACTTCCTCGCGGTTCGGGCGATCTTTCGGCATGACATTTGGTCTACCTTCTTTCACTTCATCGTCTTTGTAGCTGGCAATCCATGCCTCGTCGCAGAACGCATAAGCGACTGCGTCAGCGACTTTAAGCAGCGCACGAATTTTTTGCGCGATCTCGTCTTTGTCTCCGATGGGATCGACGATCAAATGAAAGCCTTCCCGGCAGACGATGTGGTACATCGGCCTGACGCAGCCGTTTCTGCTCATGAAATCATCACAGGCTTCGGAGACCTGGCGCATCAATTTTTCTAACTCGATATTCGGCGAAGCTTCGAGGATATAGACCGGGCCTAGGCCGAGATCGGAAAGTTTGTCGCTACGTCTCATTGGCCCTCCAGCTTTCGAGCCGCGCAGCGCTTGAAATGCCATCTTTCCATAGCGCTGCCCTTTCCTGTTTTTCCGCAATGTGGGCATGTACGCGTTGTCGGGCACCACGGCGGCGGCGGGATGCTCATGAACTTCCCCTGATCACGTTGGCGACGACGTTGATCCGGCTCTCGATATCCTCAAGCTCGGCAAGCAATTTGCCTGCGCCTTCGCTGACCGTAAGGTTTAATCCCTCGACAGCGCGTGCGAGTCGGACTATTGCGATCGCGATCGCATATTGGCCATTGCCTGCATCGGCAACTCTTTCCCATTCAGATTCGATCATGTTTCACCCTTGCTTAACTCTTCCGCGATTTTTTCCAGTGACTTCAAGGCGACATTCCACTGATAGCGGATTGTGCTGAGCCGATCTTTCAACGTCGTGATCGTCCTATGCTGATTGGCGATGGTCTTCACGGCGCGCTCAAGCGCGTCCTGCATTTCTTCCGGTGTCATGGCGGCGTCACCAGATCCTGCATGAGATCTTGCCAGCGGCGCTCAAATTCGCCGAGATCAGGAGCGGGGCGCACAGGAGGCTCAGACGTTTGCGGCGGACTGTCCTCGGGCTGCGGCCCCGCTCCCTTCCCCGCTGGCATTCCGGGCGACGGTTCTCGCCAGCGAAGTGTTGTTTTCGATCGGCCGGGGTGGCCGGGATACCAACAAGACTTATTTTCGATGAGTCGCCAAGACCAATATTCGCGCGCGCCCACAGGTTTGTGCTCACGGCAGAAGATGATTGCCGGCGGCGGCATATCGGCGGCGATGAGTTGAGCCATGGTCATTCCGCTCGCGATGGCGGTGGCGAGCCCTCTAACAATTCGTAGCATCGGTCGTACCAGGCTTGGATGTCGTCTCGCAGTTCGCGCGGGATTGCTACTCGATCTTTGTCCGCTCTTTCGACCGTGACTTGCAGTATCAATCGAATGCCGTCGAAGAGTAGCCGTGTTACATCGCGGTCAGCCATTTCAGGCGCTTTCCTTTTGCTGGCATGCCACGCTCATGCTCCAATGATTTCCTTGAAGGACAAGATCGCTGCTTCGTTTGCGGCGATTTGTTCTTGCATGGCTCTTTTCTCTTGAAGTGCTTCAACAACTAGTTCTGCGCAATCCAGGCAGATGAAGTGCCGCCCCTCGCTGCACACGTAGACGTCTTCATGTAGACAGAATGAGCAGGCGCCTTCTTTCCGCAGCCGCCATTGGTCAGCATTGATGGCGACAAAATTTTCTGGGGAACTTTGGAGTACTCTGCGCACTATCTCTTGAACAGTTTTCGGTACATAGGGGGTGCCATCTCTTCTTTGCCATTCTTGCCTGTCTGAAACATGTTCACATAGTTCATCGATCGAAACAGCCTTCTTATATCGCATGAAGTATTTTAGGCTTTTAAGCTGAGCTTCGTAGTCGCCATATTTCTGATTCATTGGGCAGACTTCCCCATCGGTTCAATCCATCCTTGCGATTTCGACTGAGCCATCGGGCTGAAAGATTCCAACCCAGGCGTGCTCGTAAAGTACAATGCGTTCATCGCGCAACATCGTTACGGCGAGTGGATACATCGGCGGATCGCCGGGATAGCTTAGACTGCCGTCCAGATTGACGCGGTGGCCAATGAACGGCCGCCAACCGCCGCCATGTTGGTAGTTTGCATCGAATTGCTCGCGTGCAGGTCTCGGGTCATCACTATCGAGCATCATCGGCAGCGAGCCGAGATGTTCAGGCGTGACGTTGGAGTAAAGTCCTGTCCAGGTGGGCATCATTGGTCTTGTCCTCTTTCGATCCACTGATCGGCCGGCTCGGCGCGCGCTAAGATGGCGCGAAATATGAGTCCGATCCCGAGCACGATTGCGATCGCGACGATGAGTTCGATCAGCCAAGCGGGGATGCGATATTTGTATGGACGCCTAGCCATTCATCTCCTCGACTCTGAGCTTTAGCAACCTGACGCGTAGGGCGCGCATTCGGTTGGCCTTTTCGTCATGTTCGTAGCGAAAACGTCCGCGTGTGACGTGACCCATCGATTCATGACGGCTCGCAGCCATTTCCAAAGCTTCTGCAAGCAGATCGATCTCGACGACTTTCAGGTTCATTGATCGTTCTCTGCTTTGGCGATGACGGCGCGGACCTGATGCAGCGTCGCATGTTCAGGTTTGAATGCATATTCAGCCAACGGCAATACGCTTTTCAGCGCCGCCAGCATTTCCGCGTTGAGTTTGCGCAGCTGGCGGTTCTCTTCTTGCATGTGCTTGAAGATCGGTAAGGGCATCACTGCACCTCGATCGGCACGGCACGGCCGTGCTCATTGAGCCTGTAATTGACCGGATCGTCGCTTTCAATTACGCGGGTGTCGATGACGAGCGTCCAACGCATGGCGAGATCGTCGACATACTGCATGGCCTCCTCGCGAGTGGCAAAGCGCAAGGTGTTGCTACAGAACTGGCCAGAATTATCGGCGATGACTTCGGCTTTGAAGCTCATGATGTCGTTTCCTTCAGTTCTGTATCGAGGGTGGCTAGGATTTCTGCTGCGTTGGGTTCATCTTCGCTGACGCGCGCAACCGCTTTGGCGACTGCCATGAGCATTGTGTCGCTTTTTGCAGAGCCATCGAGCTTTGCGAGCACGTTGAAGAGCACGAAGATTTCTGAAGCGGAGCAGGAATTGTCGATCCGCATGAGCGGCCTGCCCCAGCGCGTTCCCTCGCGGATCTCGATCGCTTTGTCTTTGTACGCGAGGAAGTAAGGCCGCTCGTTGATGGAAAAGCGCAGCATGTTGATATCGCGCATGGCGCCGTCAGCTTCCGCATGCGGCCTTTGGCTGACTCGAATCGTGTCATCATCGGCGCAGAACACGAGGCAACCAGCGATCTGCATGATGACGTTGTCAACCTTCCCGGCATGTTGAATGCGGGGATAACGGTCGCCGGGGCGGCCGTGGAAAAGGCCGACGAGGTACTGCTTCAGGTCGGCGATGGTATGGATCGATCGTTGCATTGGGTTTGCCTCCTCATATGCAAACACTCAGCGGAACGCCGCCGGCTGTCACGCTGAAGGTGAATGTCGGCATGAGTGGGCACGGCACCGCGACTAAGATCCAGCCATCCGCTTGCTGCAGCGGGATGATGGGCGTTCCGTTCGCGAGCGCCGCGACGATTGGACCGTTCGGCACGGTGCGAATGTTCAAGCCGTCCGCGCCGACGCTGACGACGATTTGGCTGCACCCCGGCGGATCGAGGCAAACCGTGTGACGGCCGAAGAGCCAACCGAGTGAAGGCAGTGGCGGTGCTGGTATCGATTCGTCAACAGGTGGCGGCAACGGTGCTGCATAAGCAGTCGGTAGCGCCGGAATCGAAACTCCGCCTGGATACATTATCGGGTATGGATTGCGGAAGCCGTTGTGAGCACTGACGGGCGCGCCGAGATATCCGGTTCGAGGTGAAAACACGAACGGAATGCCTTGCGGTGAGAGGTTCGGTCCCGGCTGGATTTGCGCATTTGCCGGCCGTAGCGCCATCGCGACGATGAAGATGATGATGCAAATCAGCGTCATCAGGATCAGGTTGCCTGTCGTTTTCATTGGTTCACCTCCGAGAATGCAGCGCGCAAGCAGCGCTCGAATTGTTTGTCGGTCACCTCGAATAGCGGTTCCTTCGGTCGATGGCGCTGCATGGTCGTTTTGAACGCGGTCCAATTACGCACATCGAGCAGTTCACGGGCATCGAGGTCGAATGCGACCGTGACCAGGTGTTTGATGAGTCGAATCTCAGCGTGGGTCATCGGTGTATCTTTCGATCCACTTACGTCGCGCGCGCAGCGCGCCAGATACGGTGCGATGATAGGACAGCCGCTCGCCTTTGTGATCATAAAGCGCGAACCAGGCAGGTCGCAGCTGCACGATCGGAAAGCGGGACAGGTGGCGCGTATTGTCGGTCATGACGTTTTCTCTGCCATCGCGATTACTGCGGCCAATGTCTCGGGCGGAATCTGGTTGATGCCAGATTCGTATTTCATCACGGTGCAGCGCTTGACGCCTAACTGCTGAGCGAATTCAGCTTGTGTGAGTTCAAGCCGCATCCGCACGAGGCGCAAGTATTCGTCAGGATAAACTTCGACTTTGATCCTCATGGTCTCATTTCTTATCGATCAGCCGGTAGGCACGGACAACTTTGATTTTGCCGGCGTTGCGCAGATTCCAACGCGCAAACGTGCTCGGGTTGATGCCCTTCTTGCGCATTGCCTCATCAAGTTCGCGACCGCTGGCGATAGGATGTTTCCGCAGATATTTTTCTATGACTCGCTCGGCGCCTTTGTGATCGGTGCGTAGACGTGGCATTTTGTGTTACCTCCTCATTCGGTATGAATGGAGTGGGGAGCGCTGCGCTGACTTGGCGAGACTTCACAGCGCTCCCCGGCGGGGCCGGGGACGACTTAGTCCCCGGCAAAAACCTCATCCTTTTCGTCTCCGTCGCACTTTTGACTTTGGTAGCTCGCGCAGCGGCCAGCCGATCGTGTCGACGATGTACTGCCCATAGGCAATCGCTTCGGCTTTGGTCGCGAAGAAGGGGCTGCTGATCTCCGTGTTGTCGATGGTCGCCAGCCACGGGTGACGACGCGGCACCTTTCCTGTGAGGCTATTGACCGGCCGCAACACCGCACCCGCTCGCTGGGACCTGATGTTCATTTGCTCGACGTTTGCCAGGTTACAGGCGTTTCTGGCGCTGGCTGGATTTACAACCATTGCCTGTGAAGGAGAATAGTTGTTCATGACGCTTCATGCAAGTGCATGACGCTATTTCCTGGCCAGGCCATCGGCAGGCCATCGCCTCGGCAGATTTTGCAAGAAACCCGCATGGAATGGGCAGAAGTCGAAAAGATCACCCTCCCCACAAGGGGGAGGGGCGATCATATGGCATGATATGGGATGATACTTGGTTGTCAACTAAGTACTTGACTTTCCGAGGCGAAAGTCCACATCTATCAATGACGCTTCATGGAGCTTCATGGCTCGCCTGGCCATGGACAGGCCACCAGAGAGAAGGATCGGAAGATGACCAGCTTCAAGCCCAAGGATCTGCAGACGCCCGGAGGGCGCCGCGGATTACTCCCTCGCCCCAAATGCTACTTCGTCTCGCTGTGCCCCGGTGTCTCGCTTGGTTACCGTCGCCTCGCGGATGTAGCCGGCGCGCCGCGCGCGGGCGCCTGGACGCTGCGCAAGGCTGACGGCAAGGGTGGCGGCTGCCCCAAGGGTTTCGCCGTCGCCGACGACGTCGTGCAGGCCAACGGCAACGAGATCCTGACCTACAAGCAGGCCGTCGCCAAGGCGCTGGCTTTCGCCGGCGGCACCACTGCCCAGGATGATCCCCCGATCACCGTCGCTATGGCCATCCTCGACTACACCAAGTCGCTGATCGAACGCGGCCGCCGTCCCTACAACGCGACCCGCCTTTGGCGCCTCGACAAGGACGGCAATCCAATTCCCGGTCTGGTTCCGGCCTGGCTAGCTGATCGCCAAGTCGGCGCCCTAACGATCAAGGAGCTTGAGCGGTGGCGCGAGAGTCTCGGCTACAAGCACAAGGGCACCCTCAATCGCACCATCAAGCCGCTCAAGAAGGCGCTGAACCGCGCTGCCGCGCGCGATCACCGTATCACCAACACGCATGTGTGGAGCGGTGCGGAAAGCGGCTTGCCGCTCATTCCCAAGGCTGACGGCGTGCGCCGCGTCTTTCTTGAGCCGGCTCAGGTGAATGCGCTGATCGATGCTGCATACGCGTATGAGGCCGATCGCGGCTTTGGCTTGTTCGTGGAAACTGGCGCCGAAACTGGCGCGCGCCCGAGCCAGCTATGGAAACTCAAGGTCTCCAGCCTCAACGGCAACCGCGTGATGATGCCGCCGTCCAAGAAGGGGCCAGATGGCAAGGATCTGCCTCCAGTCGCGGTCCCCATCACTCCGGTCCTGGCCGCCAAGCTTCGCGAGGCGGCGGGGCGCCGCAGCCCCAGCGAGCCGCTCCTGCTTCGCGATGAGCGCTTCGAGCAGCGTGAATGGGTGAGCGACAACGGCGCTTGGATAGATCCCTTCAACGCAATCGTCGCCAAAGTCCGCGAGCAGATGGAGTTGCCCGCGGACGTCACCTACTACGCGCTTCGCCACTCCACCGCGAAGCGACAGATCCGGGCTGGCATTGATCTGGTCACCATCGCCCAGCGCCTGGAGACCAGCGTGGCCACGTTGCAGAAGCACTACGCTGCCGCCATCAGCGAAATCGCCGGCGATGACACGGTCGGGCTACTCGAACGCCCCGCGCTCCGCGTAGTCGCATGACTCCACTGCGGAGCACGGTGCATAACCATGATGAATGCAGTTGAATGTGACATCACTCTGCGTCACTCTGATGGATGTTCCGAATCGACGACGAGACCGGTTCGGGATGTCTCTTCATTGTTCAACGGAGTTTCCCATGCCGGGACGCAAGCATGGGCCGCGGACGGCTACGCCGTCAGCTGCTTATACGATTCAAGAATTCTGCGACGCTTACAGGATCTCGACAGGCTTCTACTACAAGCTTCGGGACAGCGGTCGCGGGCCAAAAGAGATGCGCCTCGGCAAGCGGATCTTGATTTCGGTCGAGGCCGCCCAAGCTTGGCGACGGGCGCAGGAGCGTTGACCCACGGCGCCGTCATACGACACTGCTTCAAACTCGATCTTCCGGGCTTCGCCTATAGCGGCCAACGCCGTACTTCGGAACGCGCAGCCCTTCCTCGGTCAGGATTTGGGCTACTCGCTGGGGCGAGACCCCGAGCTTTCTGGCGATGTCTGAGGCCGTCAATTTGGTGTCGGCATTGATCAGATCGATGATTTTCTGCCTTGTCGTAAGTTGCTGTTTCATAATGGAATTATCCTCTTTTGACCCCCTTGAAAGTTTCAAGATCTAGCCTATATATAGGGTGCAGGGAGAGATGGCGAAAGCCCCCTCCCCTCCTTTCGGCCCCGCCAGCGGCAAGAGGTCCAGGTGCTGGCACGGTAGAGCCCGGCTCCCTTGGGACGAAGCGGAACACCGCCGCCCTCGCTGAGACACCCCGGTAACGGCCGTCGATCTCCCAGAAAGATCATGCGTGAACGCGCTGGCTGGGTGACCGCTGAAGGCGAGAGCCTCGGCAAGGATAACAGAGAGAAACGCCCCGGAGCGAATGCCGGGGCTTTCTTCATTGGCGACCAGCAGTAATCAAACATCTCGCCCTAACCGGCGAGCTTGGGCGGATTAAAGCGCACCACGGCCGTGGACGACCGCCACCGCTGGTCACCAATGAAGAGCTTTACTGAAAGCCTGAAGCAACCGGAGAAAACGAAAGGCCCGGCGGGTTCCAACTCCGCCCAAGAGGTCGCGTGAACGGTGATTGCCCGAGGCTTTCGGACGTGCTCAGAGCGCCCCTCTGAGAGCCGTTGGCGCGGGAATTCAAAGGCCCGCTCGCGAACGGCACAGAAAACCGCAAATGCACTGGCCGCGATGACCAAATGGATATCCCATCGCGCGCGGAACACGCCAGTCGAGAGCAAAGTCGCTCCCCCGGTAGCATCGCGCCGGACACCCCGAGACGATGACGTGAGCGGGACACGTAAGAGCCCGTCGGTTCTATCGCCCGAGGCTAATCGGGTCCGATGACAGGTTAGCAGGTAGCGTGACAGGTCCCGACCTCCGAGAGTGGGCGGGACATTCCCAAGCAGCGGCGAGCGTCATTGCCCTTGGCACGGCCAGCGATGGCCGATGGCGTGCTCCGCTGTGAGACACCGCTGCTTCGGAATCGAAAGGAGAACTTCAATGACTCAACGCAAGAAGCAGCATCCATTGCTGGCTCGCGCTCGCGCTTACTATCGGTTGGCGTGGCGGCGCGGCGTCAGCGCTCAACAAGCCGAAACGTATCAGCGGATCGCTGATCAATTGGTACGCGAGGCTCGACGTCAACGTGAACGGCAAGCTCACATGAAGTGATTGCAGATCATGCCGCAGTAAGCGCTTCGTCCCCCAACAGCGCCTCTGCCGCGGCATGCACGGCAATCAAGCCGATGGAAGGAAATGACAATGGACCTCTTGAATCATGCTCGCACCCCGGCCGAGTTTGCAAAGCTGTGGGAAACTGCGAAGACCGCCGGCCAGGCGGCTGCCGAAGAGCAGGACCGCAAGCTCGGCAATGAGAATTGCCGCGGTCTCGACTGCGGCTTTGCTTGGGTGACGATGCCCGGAAATATCCCGTTTGCTCGATGGGCAAAGAAGATGGGCATTGCCAGCAAGTCGTATCCGAGTGGCTTGTCTATTTGGTACAGCAAGCTGCACAGCTTGCCCACGCAATCGGTCAGCGTTCACGAAGCTGCCGCGCGCGCTGCACGCGACGTGCTCGCGCACGGTTTGCAATCCTCGCTGATCGGCATGGGCTCGCGGCTCGACTGAATAAAGCGCCGCCTACGGGCGGCGTCATTGTTCAGCACGAAGGAGAAAGCAATGATCAGTTTGATTGTGAAAGGTAACCGCTACGAAGCCGGCTATGCAGCCGCGCAGCATGGCGTCCCGTTCGCGTTCCGGCGTGAAGTAGTGCGAGCAGGTAGCAAGACTGGCGAGACAGTCGGTCTTACTGCCTCCGAGAATCGCGACAACGTCGTCAAATGGTTTGGCGATGGCTCGCGCATTGCGCCGTTTCCTGTCGGTACGTTGTTGCTGTTTACCGAGTTGTGAACGGAGCGCTCCGCCTCGCCCTCGGCGGAGATCGCGAGACTACGGGCACGTAAGCACTAAGCGCCCTCTTCGGAGGGCGTCATAGTGTTTATGAAAGGAGAAAGCAATGACCAGAGATGCAAAGCAGATTGTGAAACGGTTCGCCTCTGCGATCGCAGCGGCGTCCATGTTCACTCCAGAAGACATGCGCCAAGCGGCGGCTCATATCCGCAGCCTTGAGTTCTCCGCCGATGATAATGACGCAGAGCGCTCAGCGATCAATACCTTCGCGCACTTTTTGGAAAAACGCGCCGAAGAACGAGAGCGGTCGTACCGCGCCGCTTTCGGAAAGGAGAGCGCATGACCATCAAAATCCCCAAGGGCCGTTGGCGCAAACGCATCAGCGATGAACGCATGCTTGAGGTTGGCACGGCGTATCGCGAGCGGGCCAAGAAACTGCAAAGCCGGCCAGCAACCGTCGTCGAGTCACCGAAAGCAAAGCTGCAACGTGAACTCAAAGAAAGGAAAAGCACATGACAACCCGATATCTCAGTTGCGCCGAGACTGCCAAGCTGATCCGCGTGGCACTCAAGAAGGCGTTCCCTGGCGTCAAGTTCTCCGTGCGATCGAGCACCTATTCCATGGGCGCCTCGATCCGCGTCGGCTGGACCGATGGCCCGACCACTAAGGCGGTCGACGCTGTCGTCCAGGTCTACAGCGGCGCCGGCTTCGACGGCATGATCGACCTGAAGTATCACAAGTCGGCATGGCTGATGCCGGATGGCAGCGCGACGTTTGCGAAAACGTCCGGGACCGCCGGCTCGATGGGCACTGTCGAAAGTGCTCAAGAGATGCAGCCTTCGTCGAAGGCCGAGCAAGTCCACTTCGGCGCCGATTACGTGTTCACCGAGCGGCGTCATTCATTGCCAGTCTACACCGCGGCAGTGAAGCAACTCTGCGACGACTACGGCCAGCCAATGCCAGAAATCGTCAACGGCCACTGCGGCCCGTACATCAAAACCAACGACTGGCGCTTTGCCGACACCGGCCAAGACCTGTCGACGCTTGTTCACCGCGCGTTGCAAGACGCGTGAATACCGCAGAGCCCGTCATGTTGGCGGGCTCGACGGTGTTCATTCGAACATCACCAAGTAAGAGGTGTTGATAATGATCCACGATAAATACGACGGCCGCAAGGTTCGCATCCCGCAACCGAAAAGCGGTTGGGTAAATCCGTTCGCTGGAAAGATCGGCGACGTCAAATACGCGGGCTGGGATGATTGGTATTACGTCTTCGTCGACGGCAAGTACCTCGTCAAAGCTCAGGCCCACGAGATAGCACGCGATCTCTTATCAGAAAGAGAAGGAGAAAATGACACGACGATCAAGGAGAAAGGACTATGAACATCACAATCGAGCACGCCTATGGCATTGGCATCAATGGCATCTATCACGTCTTTCGGGACGGAAAGCAGGTTGCCTACATGCAGCGGAGTGGGCGCTCAACTTGGATAATCTACAGCCTGCACTATAACGAGCGCCTTGCATCTGCAGGGTCTATCGATCTCGCCCGCGCCCGTGCAATGGAGCTTAATTATCCGTCAGCATGGGAAGTTTACGAGCGCCTTTGCGAGCGCGTTGCCGTAAGACGCAAGGAAGAATTGGAAGCTGCTCACGCCCATGATCTTGCTCGCCTCGCGCGGGAGATCATCAATGGCTCGAACTTTGCGCATGATGAACTCGCACGGTTAATGCATCGCATCGATACGCTGACGGCGGATCGTAGCGATAACGGGCCGCGCGATTCATCCGGCAATTGGATCAAGAACTACAATCGTCCTCACGACTACGGCATTCAGTTGTATCCGGTGCCGCCTGCCGTGAAGACCGAAGAGACACATCGGCCTTATGGCGAAAGCTATGCATCACCGTGAATACCGCAGAAGCCCATCGCGTTGATGGGCTCGACGGTGTTCATCGCAACCGAAGGAGAATGAAATGACCCGCAAAGACAGAGTTACCGAGCTTGCGGCGATCAATCTCGCCGCTGGCGCCGAGGCCGAGCAGATCGGCACGCGCAATCTCACCGCCGCGCTCGAAACTCTCATCGATCGGCATAGCGTCAAGGCTGTGCTGCTCGATCTGGCTTTCATCTGCCATGACAAGGCAGAAGCCTTTCCGCACGACAAGCGTCAGCGCCTGCGTTGGCGTCTGGCTAGCATGCTCTGCGACAAGGCCCAACTCAAAGTGGAGGTGTAACATGGGACAATTCAAAAAGGTTGAGCCGTCCGGCGAGGCCTTCATCATCGGTGGAGGTGGCGTCGAGAAAAATACGGTCGACGTTCGCATCATCAACCAAGGCAGCATGGTGGGTTTCGTGCCGATCACTACTGCGGCCCAAGCGTGGTTTGACGAGCACGTTCATTCGGAAGGCTGGCAATGGCTCGGCAATGCGCTTTGGGTCGACCATCGGTATGCCCGCGATCTCACTGCCGGGCTCGCTGATGCCGGCATGGAGTTGCGGTCATGAGGCACCTGCGATTCGTTCTTGGCATAATCGGCATTTGGGTGCTCATGATCGGAGCAGTCGTCGCCTTCGTGATGATCCCAGACAAATGGGAACGCGCGGGATGGCGTGAGGCAGTTCTGATTAAAATTTGTCCTGGTCGTATCCCCATCGTGCGATTGCCCAATGGCGAAGTGTGGGCGCGAATGAGTTGGTCGCTACGGTACAAAATCGAAGATGAAGCCAAGATATGCAGGACAAGAACATGAAACTCAAACACCAGCACGAACCGTTCACCGCCCAGGAGGCCGCCCAACAAGCGGCCTTCGAGGCGGGGGTCGACCATTTTCGCGAGGACCCCGAAGCCGACATGACGACAATTCACCGCCGGGCTTCGAGCATCTATCCCGACAGCAAGGACGATGCCCTCGCCTATGCCTATGGCTATCTCGCGGCGCGACTTAAGCGTGAGGAATTCCTTCGCGAGAAGCGTGGCGCTTCCTAGATTTTTTCCTTCAGCGCCTCGAACGGTGACCGCGGCGTATCATCACCAGCTACAAGCGCGGATTTGTCGTGACGCTTGGTGATGTGGTCATGGCGCCCATTGTTGCACTCACGGCACGCGGCGACGATGTTTCCCATCTCGGTCTTGCCGCCGGCGTGCTCGGGAACGAGGTGATCGGCGGTGCAGAACCGCGGGTGCGTGGGCTCAACGTCGGTGCGCATTGGCTCATTGCACCAATAGCACAAGCCCATTTGCTTGCGACACGCTGCGCGCCGGTACACGGTGAGGGCTGTGTGACCATGTAGCTTATAGGGGTGATGACGGTGTCCGCGGCGCGGCATTCCACTGCCTCTTAAGATGCGAGAGTCGGTCGCCTTCCCATGTATACAATGCTTGCAAGGGCACTCAGAGATGGAGACGACCTCTTTTGTAGCGCTGACGCTCTCGCTCGCCTGCGGAAAGGCTCCGAGGCCCTAGGCAGGGTGCGCCCGGCTACAGGGCGCCATCTGAGCCGGGCGCGGCAGTCGCGGATGCTCAAGGACATCCCACGACCGCATAATTCTCAGGGACGGGAGGGTTTCCAAGGATTGCGCTCCCGCCCCTGGTCACGCGTTCGCGGTGTCATGGCGCCGCGTCGCGCGATCTCTAAACTTTAACTGGTTGCCTCCACCAGGGATTCGTCGAGCATCGAGACATTGCCGGACTTAGAGAACTTCGGCCGCGGGCGGCTGCCGACACCAAGTCGAGTGATGCGCGGGCGAAGAGGCTTGTCGAGCTTCTTGGGCTGGTGTGTGCCTTCCTTGATTCGCTTTTTCCGGTCCTTGTCCATCCGGCTGCGAGCTTCCAGCGTGCGCCCTGCCGTTGGCTTCCTGAGTTCGATCCGCATCGTCTTCGCCGAGCCGGTCCTTGTCGAAAGCGTCGATGATTCTACGCGTCGTCGTGGGGATGGTGAAGTGGACGGCGTGCGCCGGCTCCCCATCTTGCGCCTTGAAGATGACATAGGCGTCGCGGCCGGAACCGATATAGACGTCGAGCACGTCCTTGTCGCGGCGAATGCCCAACGCCAGAAGACATTGGCCAGGGTCGCCGATCCGTGCCTTGCGCCGATCGGACCGGTACACCTTGAAGCTCATATTGTACTTGGCCTCGCTCAGCGGATAACGCGTTCCGTCAGGCGCGGTGTAGAATTTTGCCATGCGGTTCCTCCTGAAGTTCTTGGGCTAGCAGCACCAAACCCTCGGCGACCTCGTGAATTGCGGAGATAAGTTGCGCTTCGTCTTCAGCGGTATGATGATCGGCTTTCTTCCAAGCTCGCACGCCAGGCTCGAAATCGCACAGGAAGGCGAATGCCTTGCTCATCAAGGCGTGGACATCGGGGATGTCGGACTTGCCACGATGGGAAACAGATGACTTGCTGTCGACGACAGCAGATCGCGTCTTCGCACGATACTCGCTGTCCCGCTTCCGACGCTTTTGCCGCACTTCCACCACAGTGGTCTTGCCTTCGAACACGCGGATGAGTTCATCGGCGCGTGCGCGCTTCAACGGAATCTTGTGCTCTTTGAGAGCTTTCGGCCAGGCTGTCCCTTTCGTGAGATCCTTCAAGTCGCGCAACTCCCGACCGAGTTCAAGGTAGTCTTCGTCGATTCTAGCGCAACGGCTGCGAATGCTGCCGACAAGCCGCTCCAGGTGCTCGGCAGCGTCGCCATAGAAGGCGTTGGCTGGCCGGCCGATCCGCTGGTTGCCCATCTCCAGCATGGCCTTGACCGCCTTGGCGTCGGGCGACAGGTCCGGCTCCGGGACCGGCTCGGGCGATCTCGGCCGCTGAGGCAGCGGCTTCGCTTTGAGTTCGCCCACGAGGTCGGCCATCATCTCGGTCGCCTCGTCGCAGGACTTGATCACGTCCGCCGTCGTCGGCTTGCGGTTATGCCCGTTATTCACAGGTCGCCCCGAATCAACGAGAATGAGAGAGTTGCTCAGAATACGCCGCGCCTGCTCATAGCGTCAAGTAACGTGCCGTCATCGGCGGCCTACTTTACGGGGGTTTTATGGTCATCCCGGTCGAGGATGTACTCGCCGCAGATTACATCGTCAGTTTGTGGGGTAAAAAGCGCCGACAATTCGCGCGTGCCTATTGGCTTCATCTCACCCGCGCTACGCCGCGCCCGCCGCTCGATATGTGTTATGGCGCAGACCGAATCGAGCGTAAGCTTAATCAAATCAAGGACAGAAAATAAACTTGACCCGCTCAGTCAGCGTGCTCGATTCTCCATCCAGCGATAGGGGGCAAACGTGGCTGAGAAGCTCGACGAAAATCTCATTGCAGCGCTTCACATGCTCGGTTTCGGTATTCGTGATGACGAAGTCGCGGAGATCAAAGGCGAGATGCGGATACGTCTCTTGCGGCCCGCCGGAAGCAGCGCCTTGCAGTTTGTCATTTGGTTGCCGGATGGCAAGGAAATCATCTTTTCTCTCGGTGGCGAGACCATCATCGAATTAAGCGAATGCATCAAGCACTTGCAATGAAACAAACTATTCTTTCCTTCGGCAATTCCGGTTGATCCAACGGTTGAGAATCTTGCGCGCCTCGGCGTCGGCGGTTTTGCGCGCATCCTCGATGTAAGGGCAGCAGATTGAAGCTGGCAATTGACCAGCGCCGCAGTTAAGGACCTTCGCTAGCTCCGATAAATCGGCGAGCGACGGCGACGTTGCAGTCAGCGCGAGGATGATCAGTAGCATCGAGCACCTCATCGATTTCGATCACGAGCATTGCGAGCGCTGGATAGGCCCAAAGCTCTTGATGAACTTTTTCAAGGAGCTTGCGCAGCCGCACGACGTCGAGCGCATTCTGCGTGGCTACCCGCCGCATCTTGGTCAGCGCCTTGGTGGCGTGCGTGAGCGGCTGCTGCAGCCCGACGCGGGCCCGGCGCGCGTCTTCAAGCCTGCTGGCAGGCACGACCGTAAAGCCGTGCTCCTGCAGCGTCTTGATCATTTCTTGCTCGGTCATCCCGCCTGCCTCACTGCCTGCATCATTCGTTTGAGGCTTGCGTCTACCAATTTGTTGACCCGCTCGTGTGTCAACCAGACATCATTTTTCTTGGCCGTGTCGCGGATGAAGTCTTCGAGATCGGCGCGCTCGCGTTCGATGTTGGCGCGTACTCGCTGAACCGCGATGATCTGCTTGTCCCCAGCAAGCCTGATGATTTCGTCTTCGGTGGGATCACGCAGCGTCAGATCGTCGGCAAAAATCATGATATGACCGCAGTAAATGCAGATGGTGCAATCGCCAGATTCCGGGGCGTTGCCATCGGTGAGGCCGGTCGCACCATCGATCTTTTGTCCGCAATTGGTGCAGACGCAGAGCGGCGTATGGTGATCGGTACCGAGTTTCATTTTTTATGTTCAGTGCTGGTGCCGCCAATGGGGGGCGATATGGCTGACCATCGGCGGCACCCCTTACGCGGGTCGCCATAGCGACATAAACGCCCGCGCAGCTTTATGCACGTGTGCTTTCCAGTTTCATCATGCATTCCATGCAAATGCGTTTGGGTTGTCGCGGCGCGTGCCAACGATGGATGACTCTGATTCCGCACATACAGCAAAAATCGGTGAGATTGTCATCGAACGGCGACGGCGTATCAGCCGGCATGCAGACTAGATAGTCGCACTTTTCCGCTTCGTCTTCGGAAACGACGTTGATGTCGCCTATTGGCGTCTTGAGCTTCATCGCGGATTTCGCCTGATCGTAAAGGTCAAACCGAGCAAACCGGTCGCTAACCAAAAAGCTGCGATCACCAAGACGAGGTAATCGTGAGGAATCATCTCAAGCATTTTTTGCTTCCGCGGTCGTTTTGAACTTGTTGGCATTCATCCATTTGTCGAGATCACGGACGTCATACAGCACCGTCTTGCCGAGTTTGATAAACCGTGGGCCGCCGCCTGAGACACGGAGGTTGGTCAGTGTGCTCTCGCCAATGCCGACATACTCGGCGGCATCGCGAGTGCGCAGTACCTTCGCAGACGGCGCGAGCCGCCCAGACTCGCGACTGCGCTTGCGCTGTTTGACCTCCATCGGAGCCTTCCTACTGCGTTTCTTCCGTGTCATGCCCGCTCGCGGTGTCGATACCGATGATAGCGTCACGGGCGGCAGTGAGTCCGTGTTTGACCCGCGCTTGGCGCTTGGCCTCTGTCCGCCCCATGTGTTCCAATTCATCGGCTGTCTTATTCGACATCTCTTCCGGCAGAATGCGCTCCGCTCGAATGCGGTCGGCTGCCTCTTTGCATAGTCCCATGAACGTTTCGCCGATGTGCTCGATATGCTTTGCCAGCGTCTCACCTTGCTCGCTGTGGGCCTTGACGACGCTGCGCACCATGTCCGCGGCCTTCTTGCAGGCGATGAGCGCCGGATGCTCGGTTTCATCGATTGGATGGGCGCGATCGACTTCGCGTGCGAGTTCGTCGAAACTGCGCGGCTGCGGCAGTTGTGGTCCATTTCCCGTGCGGGCTGGCGGTTGAGCGCGACTGGTCATCTGTTTGCTCCGTGTTTGGCTAGGTGTGGTCTCGGCATTGCGCCTCTCGATGTCTTTTAGAATCTCCTCGATCTCCGGAATGATCTGCTCTTTCTGCTCAGGCTTGTTGGGCGGGGTCATGGCCATTTTGTCTCTCTCCTCTTGTTACTCTGTCGCTTGTCCGGGATGTTCGTCGAAGTAATCCATGACGAAGTTCAGCACGCGCTTGCGGGCGCGATCGCTCGATAACGATTTAAGTGCGCCCAGAACAACAACTTGAGCCCGCATGATCGGATCATCGAGCCCGGCGCGGATGTACTCAGCTTCTTTACGGTCGCTAACGTCGATGTTGGCTTTCACGTTTTTGCCCTCCGGTTTGGTCTCGCCTCGCAGCTTGCTTGCAAGACCCATGACAATGCCGAGCGCTTCCTGTCCCGTTAGGTCGTCATCAACCATCTTGCTTAATCCAGTTCGCGGCGAACGTGAAAATTACTCTTGCGATTTAGAACGTAATTTCCCACACACTCGCCATCTGCGTCCTCAGGTATATCGTCAACCTTGAGAGCAACGGCATAGAGTGGTTCACCATCCACTTCGTCACATTGATAGACTAGGATTTCCTTTGGTAGCTTCGCCATCTCACGACCTCCCGATCAGCCGTCGCGTTGAATCAGTGGCAACGGCGTGGAGTTTCGATGAATACTCACTGATTGCCGCGAGGCATTCTTCGAGTTTGCGAATTTCGTCGTTGATCAAGTCGGTCAGTTCCTTGAACTGATCGGCTGGATTCTGGCTTCGGCGCTCTATCATTTCCGCTCTCCTGATTTTATTCATGTCAACGCCTTCCCATCATATCCGGCAAGCCATGCAGCCGCTTCCTGGTCATGCTGAGCATCGCGATATGCGCGTGGGATCTCGGCGCGTCGCTTGCCTGCAGCCGCGGCCGCTTTGCCCTGCTCCCAGGCAACTTCGACCGATGTGAGAGTGTCGGCGGCGGCAGTGGGCTTCTCCGTGGTCGCCGAACTAGACACTTCGGGGGCTTCATCCGGTGACGTGGGCGAATCCGTGCCGCCGCCGTCTCCCCCAGTCTGCGACTGCGGTTGTGTGGGCGAACTGGTCGCAGCTGGGGAAGCCTCGATGGGAGGAAACAGATCATCAGCATTGGCCATGCCGTCGACAATCGTCTTGCACATAGCGACGACTTGCGCGATATCCGGCGCGAGCCAATCCTTGGCCGAGCGGCCGACCACACGCTCGACGCGCTCGGGTGCGATCGCCAGCTTCGCTAGACCTTTGATGGTTTTCTCGCGCCAGCCGGCAAGGTCCTTGCCAATCTTTTCGACCAAGGAATTCTGCGCTTCTTCAAAAGCGTAGTCGCAGTAGATGCCGAGCGCGTTCACGATGACGTTGCGAATGGCCTTCGATTGGCCGATTTGATAGACCTGGTCAAGTGCGCGATCAGGGTCTCTCGTTTTGATTGTTACTTGACCTTTGCGCTGACGATAAGCGCGCTCCATGCTGAACCCAGTTTCGATATCGGTGAACCTTGCGTAAAAAACGAAGGCATCTCCGACGTCGATCTCACGAACCTCGGTAACGCAATTTCCGAATTCACGTGCGACGTTGTTTGCTAATTTGATGGAGGGACCAGATACATAATCTTGCCCTCCACCTGCTTTTCTTATAGGAAAACGATAGAAGAAATCTTCGCCAGCATAAGCCGCAAGCGCTTTTAAGCGCTGTCTGATTCTCACTTCATCGCGGTAAACAGCTACTGGCTGTGCGCCAAAGACGCGTTCAACGCCGGTAGTTTGACGCGTCACAGCATGACCGTGCGGCGTCGGTTGGTTCGGTTGGCCCACTGCATTGGCGAATTCAGCGAGATCACGGTCTTTGTCAGCCATTTGTCTCAACTCCTTTTTCGTTTGTCTGCTCTCGTCGTTGTCGCATCATTCGAATCTTTGCTGGAATTACGATATAACTCGTGCATTCATAACAAGCGCGGCCATTGTTGACTGGTTGCGCACTGTTTCCCCAGCCGCCGAAGGGGCGGAAGCAAATCGAGCAGATGTGGCTATCAAGCATCGCCGCTTGCCTCATGCGCTTCCTCCGGTGTTCTCTTGAGGATCTTGAACAACCTGAAGTCCGTAGCTTCGACGGTGTAGGCTTTGCGATGCTGATGTTTCCACGACAAACACTGTCCATGCGGCAACAGGCCGAATGTATTTTGGCCGAGCTTGGCTTCAAGTTCGGTTTTGAGGGCTGTCTCTTTCTCTCTCATGCGTTTGATCGCGGCTTGAGTCTCGATCAGTTCGTCCACTGCCACGATCGCCCGGTTGTCAGTCTTGAGATCGATCGCAGTGCCAAGATCGCGCGGATATAGCTCGCGCACGAGCGCATCATCTCTTTCCGGTTCCCATGGCGGCATGATGTTGCGATCGAGATATTCACGGAAAAATGTGGCGATGCGATAGTCGATGCGATCTTCAAGTGCCGGGTTACGATCAACGTCAAACAGCCTGAAGTGCCATCCCCATTCGCCGTTGATGATCACCGCGATCACGCCCCATTTAACGTCGTTCAATGCCATTTCATGCAGCGCTTGAATCGTGTAGGCCGCCGGCGGGATTGCGGATCCGTGTTGGATATTGTCGCTTGGGTCATCAAGCCATTTTTGCCGGAAGATATTGCGAGCTACGACTTTTGCTTGAACAATGCCGATGCCGTTGCGCCCAGGCGCTTTAGCAAATCCATCCGGGGTACAAGCTTGGCGTTTTTCTTCATCGATGACGTGAACTTTGGCGCGAAGGATTTTCCATTCGGGATAACACTCGGCCATCGCCTCGAACACCGCGGCCTCGGCCCAGCGTCCGCGTTGGAGCACTTCGCTGTCGGCGAGTGGTGGTCGCAATCCTTTTTTTTCTGCATAGAGTGCGGCCGGCGAGCCCCATGTGCTTTCGCCAACCACGATTGCAGTCTCTGACGCATTGATGTAATTCCGCCGCCGCTCAAGCCATAGCTCGCGCGAAATATCGGTGAGCGGAACGCGAATGATGGTCATGAAATCCCTGCCTCGCCTCGCCTCGCCTTACCAGGCCATGCCATTCCTCACCTGACCATGCCGTGCCTGGCCATGCCACGCCTAGCCGCAATTCAATCATCAACTTCAATATGGCGCGACGATGCCGGCGCCCATTCCCAACCATCTTCCTCGATCTTCTCTGCCGCAGCTATGGCTGCCTTCTCGACTACTTCAAATGTCGGATCCTCAAGCTTTGGGCAAAAGGCTGCCTGGAGTTCTTCATTGGCATCGTAAGGGCCACCCCAGATATATTGGTAGCCACCTTCTGCGGACTCGTATGGCGTTTCCTCAGCCGGATCTTCGAAGTTTTGGAAAAACCATTTGACCATCACGTCGATCATCTCGTCGTGAGATTTCCCGACCACACTCGGCGCTGGCGATGGCGGCCCCATGTCCACTTCGGTCATTTTATGTCCAATAATCTGCGGATGTCGCACAGTTCTCTTTGCAGGACCGTGCAGAGATTGACCGCGTCATGTACTCTCATGCGTAGCTCTTTAAGCTCATCCGCATGAGTCTCGTTAGCCGTCGGGCTCGGCTGATGTGCGTTGCGTTTTCGCGTTTCCCATGCCTTCTTGGCGCTTTTGGTTGTCATCGGCCTGCTCCTCGGTCATTCCCATTTGAACTCATCCAATTTGTATCGTTCACTGTCTTTCACCTTCGTGCCCATCTTTGCGGCGAGTTCATTGAGTAACTCGGACTTGATACGCGTGAACACGCAATGTTTGCAGATCGGTATAGCCGCTCCCTTCCATTTATTTTTTTGCGAGCAAATACAGATTCCGAACGCTGCGATTGCATGGTCATCATCTGCAAATGAACCGCGGCAAAAAAAACATCTCTTCCGTTCTTCGCGATTTAAGCCATGCATCGTATGCTCGATTGCTTGCATTGCCCATTGCGACTTGGCATCTCCTGATTGTGCTGCCGCCGGCAGTTCATTGAGTTCATGCATTTCGAAGATTGCTATGTCCACATTCCACAGTTTCATTCTGCGGCCTCGCCAAACATCTCGCCCTGTCGCGTGCGCGCCGGCAATGGATGCAAGTTAGGAACTTCTTGGATGAGTTTCATACCAGCGCATTGCGAGTTTGGAATGCCGTTGAGATTTGGTTTGCAATAGACAGTACGTTTAGCTTCGCGCGCCTGATTGATCAGGTCGATGACGTGTCCCATGTCAGCTTGTTTAGCCGGAATGAGCACTGAGCCGCCCTTACCGTCGGGTTGATAAGTCGCGCTTTGCGAGCCGATGACAATGAAGTCAAATACCGAGAGATCGCGGAATTTGAGTCGTTCTAACATTGGTTCGACAGATAACCATTTCACGCGAACGCCACTGATCTTAGCGAAAGCCGTCTCAGCAATTTTGACTCTATCTTGGCAGTCGACCGTGGTGCCGAGCCATGAAGTCTCTGGGAAAGCTACGCCTTTTTCGAGCAGTTCGACATAACGCTGCGGAAATTTGGTGAGGAATAGATATTCCCACCAAGGCGCAGCCCTGCAGGCGACAAACACCTTGTCGATCCATTCGTCAGGGACCCACTTGCCGAACAAATCGCCCATCGATGAAACGAATACACGGCCGAGTCGCGGGTCCTGTTTCCAGCCATCTGGCAGCGCGGAATTTTTGGGCGCATCCAATCGATGTTCGAAAAATGTCGGCTCAAATCCGAACGGATAGTGTTTCTTGAGGTTTGGATTGATCTCGGTGCCTTCACGCGCATAGCAGTAAGGACAGTTGTGCAGGCAACCAGAGACGATAGTCCAAGTCCATGCGGCCCATGAGACTTGATCATTTGTCTCGATGAAATGGGGCTTCGACTTGGGCAGCGGATAGTTTGCTGTCTTGCCGGTGTGCGTGATGACGATAGTGAAATGCTTGCCTGGTGCGCCATCATCCGGCTTAGGTGCAGCCGCCTTCTCGCGCCGCATGGTCTTGTAAGCTTCGGGAAGACTTTGTTCGCCGCGTTCCACGCTGGTCGCCAGAGAAACGGAATAAGATTTGATCGCTTTTGCCATTGCAACAGTACGCGGGTCGACCTTTGCAATCTCCGCAATATCATCGCGGGCGCGATGCTCTTTTCTTCGTTTCTTTTTGTCCGTCCGGGTATGTAAACCCCGCTGCGACTTTTTATTGTGCCGTTGTTCAATCCTCGTTTTGTTACCCTTCTTCGAGCCCTCCATTTTCCGCTCTTGTGCCGCCTTCTCAAATTGCGGAGCAAGATCGAGCGCAAGCATTGCGCGCTGTCCAGCAGTGAGATCGCGCCGGCGCAAATTGACGCTGACGATGTAATTGAGGATGTCGGTCTCCGTGTAGCTCTTGGATAACCGCTTGAAGATCGGCTTCACGCCCGCGCGCTTGCATGCTTTCCAGCGGTTCACACCGTCAATGATCATTTTGCCGTTAGCGGTGAGTATGATTGGCTGGCGTTGCTTGTTCGCCTTGATGTCCTGCGCCAACGCCTCAAGCTCGTCTTCCGACAAAGCAGGAAATCGTGCAGCGACGGGATGGATCTTCAATTCGGCAGACATGCCAAAGCCTCCTTCGACGCCCTGGCCATGCCATTGCAGTTGTAAATCTCGACGAAGGGATAACGGACGCAGCTATTAGCGAGGTCGTCGGCAACAACCATGATGCGGAAGCGAAAGGCGTTGCTCGCGCCGATCTGCATCGTACGGGCGACGTAGCGTTTGCCGAGCGTTTCCCGCCACCACTGCGGATCGATGTGCGCCGAATAAAGATCGCGCATCGTCTCGCTGGCGCCGGTGCTGGTCGTGCCGTTGATGCGTCGGCACGCGCCTTCGTTCAAGATGATGACGAAGTCAGCCGCGACCTTGGCGGCGACCTTGCACATGTGCTCGACGCCGTGGTCACGCGGACCGACTGGGTCGGACAGCCAGAGTGCGTAGTGGTGGTCAGGACGCAGGACACTCGGTGCCTCGCGATGATGACCAACGATTTGGGCTGTTGGGAAGCGGGAATAGAGCTTAACACGCTTGGCGTAGACTTTTTCGCACAATACGACATCAACATTGCCCACCTGCGCCGCGATGTCGGTCAAGATTTCCGGTGTTGGATGCGACAAGATCTCGCCAACGAACATGTCTTCCTGGTACGTATCGATGAGTACACCTTCGCCATCGCCGGCGTTACCATCGAACAGCACCACCTTATGATTCGGGTGACTGACCCGGTAAGCATTGACCTGCGAGGCCACAATCTTCTCGACGAATTCGTGCTTGATGTAACTGCGATCGGATTTGCCGGCGCCATGTCGGTCGCGGTGCCGGCGGCTGAATGAGATCAGTGCCATCGCAGCTACTCTTTATATTAGACTCGACCTTTCGACCAAGCGGGGCTGGGAAATTTGAGCTTCTTGACCACGCGCCCCGCCTTGATTTCCTCGTCATTGAGCCGCCTGACGAAGACGTCGCGCAGCTTCCGGTAGCAAGGGCCGCGGTCGCGCTCGCGCATGTTCTTGCCGTAGAGCCAGTCGTAATAATTCGAGTCCGAAGTGATAGCGACCATGCACTTGCGGAACGTGTTCGCGTCTATGGTGGTGTGAGTTAGCTTCCTCGCGATGCCGATCTGATTCTTCAGCACAAGCTGCCTGAACATCCACATCAGCATGCACATGTTGAGGTTTCCCCAGAGTCGAAAATACTCCGAGTGATTGCCCCAGGCTGAGTAGCAAAGGTTGAGGAACATGCAGAGATTGGAGACCTCGCTGTCCGGCAAGTTATCCGGAACACGGCCGCTGCTCTTGGCGCCAGGCGTTTCGGCGTCGCTGCCGATCCAGCAATTGAGCACCGCCGACATGCTGACCAGCTTCTGCGCGGTGGTGGCGCGGCGGATCTGGTCGAAGCCGACGAACGAGCACTGTGTGACGATCGCTTGCAGTGACGGCTTATTCTCCATCGCCGCCTTGAGCACGTCGTCGCGGCGCATCGGCACGAGCGAATCCTGAAGTTCAATGTAGTCGTTCGCCATCTCACCGAAGTCGGCATAACGCTTGATGTGGATGGTGAGCAGGAATTGGATCACGCCGGATGTCAGCGCCGCGTACAAGCGGTGCTGCCCGTCGACCTTGTAGATATTGGGGTCGCCAGGAATGCGCCCTAAGGTGATGACGCCGCCGCTGACGCAGCCGTCGCTGACTCTAACCTTCTCGCGATAAGCATCGACCTTCGCGTTGTCCTTCTGCGTGCGCTGGAATTTCGGCAGCGTCCAGGTTTCGACTTCGTCCGCGGTGACGAGTACAGCATCGCTCATGGCGCAGCCATTCTCCGCAGCGTCGGCCGCCGCGAGCAGCTTCGCCATGTCTTCGCCGTGCCCGGAATAGTCGGGCTCGATCGGCAACCTGGTGACGTTGGAGATCGGCGGCGGCGACGGATCGGTCATGATCATTTCGCTGGGATCCGGCGCCTGAAACGTTGCCGTGCTGGCGAGCTTTTCGGCCTTGAGCTTGCGCACGTTGGCGGCCTGCGCCGCAATAGAATGCTTCTTCTCGCGATGCTTCTTACTCATCACGCCCTCCTCCGTATTCTCTCAGATTCTCTCGGATATTACGCCACGACCCAAGCTCGTCAACCAGACGGCATTAGCAATCATCGAAATATCCCTGCCTCGCCCGGCCACGCCGCACCCGGCCATGCCCAACCAGGCCTTGCCGTGCCTGACCATGCCGCGCCGCAATCAAAAAAACGAATCCCTGCCTCGCCTCGCCTCGCCCAGCCAAACCACGCCCGGCCATACCGCGCCTCGCCCGGCCCGCGCCGCACCGCGCCGCAGCAAACCTCACTAAATGTCAATCAAGAAAGTATCCCTGCCTTGCCTCGCCATGCCACGCCTCGCCCGACCATGCCTCGCCTTGCCCGGCCAGGCCCGGCCCTGCCCAGAAATCAAAAAACTATCCTCGCCTCGCCTTGCCAAGCCCCGCCTAGCCCGACCTTGCCATACCAGGCCATGCCCCACCGCAATCATTAAAATATCCCTGCCTCGCCTTGCCCTGCCTCGCCCCGCCTCGCCTCGCCTTGCCGTACCTCGCCGTACCTTGCCAAGCCGCAATCGAAAAAATATCCCTGCCTCGCCGCGCTTTGCCGCGCCTCGCCTCGCCTCACCAGACCAGACGTCGCCCGGCCACGCCCTGCCTCGCCGCAATCATCGAAAATATCCCTGCCTCGCCGTACCCGGCCGCACCGCGCCCCGCCACGCCGCGCCGTGCCTAACCTCGCCCGGCCGCAATCATCGAAATTATCCCTGCCTCGCCCCGCCTCGCCTGGCCGTGCCCAGCCTGACCCCGACTCGCCTAGCCATGCCTCGCCCGGCCATGCCGCAATCATCGAAATATCCCTGCCTCGCCTTGCCCAGCCTCGCCATGCCAGGCCTCACCCAGCCTCGCC